TGCAGAAAATCGCTGAGCGCGGGCGGTGTCGTCGAGTCGGTCGGTGCCGGGGTTGCCGCGCCTCCGCCGAGCGCGGCCCCGACGGTCGACGTGACTGTGTTTGCGGCAGAACCAACCGCGCTTGCCGCCGTGCCAACCGCGCTCGCAGCACCACCGAGCCCGGCGCTACTGAGGAAATCGCTAAGGGACGGCGGGGATGGTGGCACGCCCGCTCCGGGCGAAGTACCGTCAGAGGCTGCGGGGGCAGCCTGCGGCGACGGTGCCGGAGCGGGACCACCCGCGGCAGGCGGGGGAGGGGAAAGACCTGCCGAGGTCAGGAAGTCGCCGAGCGACGGCGGGGTCGTGCTGTCCGGAGCGTTCGCGGATGGTGCCGGCGGGGGAGGTGCGACCGACGTCGGCGGCGTGATCGGTGCTGCTGGTGGTGCCGCGACCGGTTCTGGTGGTGCTACCGGTGGCGTGACGGGTTCAGGTGGAGGGGGCGGTGTTGGTGGCGGCGGAGGCGGTTCCGGGATCGGCGGCGCAGACTGAACGTCTTCTTTGATCAGGTTGGCGTGCTGCCCCAGAGCCGTCGCATGGAAATCATTTACTAGTTCGTCCGGAAGAAAAATTGCAGGCATCAGACCGCGTACAATCTGCAGCAGTCAGAAGAGCCGGCGCGTGTCACCGCCCGGCTCGCGGCACCAGAAAGGACAATCTTCTGATGCGTTCTCATCGTAACCAACGGCACGCCACTCACGGGCGCACTCGCGGCCTGCCGAATTGTTTCATCTGCGGGTTCCCATGCCCGCCACAGTTTGCGTTCAACGTCGAAGGCGACTTCGGCACCTGGGCGCACCCTGATTGTTTCTCGTTTACGCTTGGTGACCCAGACAGCTCAACGCCACCTCGCGCGCTCAGCCGTGGCCAGCGACTGACCCATACCTGCGGTAACCCGATGTGCGTCAGGCCTGACCACCTTGAGATCGCAGAGTGATGGTCAAAATAGCCTGCGTCTGCCGTCGTTGCGGAAACACCTTTTACCGGAAGCCATCGGTAGTCGCGAATGGTCGCGGCGTGTTCTGTAACTGGGCTTGCCAGCACCCGTACAACGGTGATCCAGCCGACTGGTTTCCGCCAATGCTTGCACCCCGCGCAGGGTGTCTTGTCTACACCGGGCCACTCAACGCAGACGGCTACGGACAATTGGGTCATTTTGTATTCGGAAGCCAACTCGCCCACCGATTGGCGTGGCTGCTGGCATTCGGGGCTATTCCGGATGGGCTGCTCGTGTTGCACCGTTGCGATAATCCGCCGTGTTGCTTGCCTGCGCATCTGTGGCTTGGGACAGACGCTGATAACACCGCTGACATGGACGCTAAGGGCCGGCGTGTGGTGCCGGCGAGCATCTACATGCATGGAAGCGCGGCGTATGCGGCGAAATTGACCGATGTGCAAGTTGAAAGCATTCGCCATCAAGTAACAACGACACTAGAGCCGGGGAGCACATACCCACGCCGAGGAACCGGAATTATTGCCAGCCTCGCGCGAGAATACAGCGTGTCTGTCAGCACAATTCGTAACATAGTGCGCCACCGGTTTTACGACTAACCTGCACCGGCTACCGATGGTGCGGCAGCTTTCTGTCCGATACGAGAGCGATCGTATTGAGCTTGAAAGCCTTGGACATCTGCACCTAATGCAGCTCCTCCGCCTTGCATCATCGAGGTTTCCGTAGGAGTAAGACCCTCCAAAGCCTGCGGAGAAAGCGCCTGTCCACCCTGCGAGTAGAGCTTGGCGAGCGCGTTCTGGGCCGATTGCGTGTCACCACCCGCCGCAGGCGTAACGTTGCCACCAGACGGAGTCACGTTGCCCTGGGCTGGAGTTTGCAGGTTGAAGAGTTTTGAAACGTCGGACGGTGTCGCCATCTGTGATCCATCGGACGGTGTCGACGCTCCGGCTTTGATCGCCGCAGCGTAGAACTGTCCTAAATGGTTCGGGTCGAAAGAGGAAACGCCGTCGCCGGTCGCGTTCGGACCTGCACCCGGTGCGTATGAAATGCCGTATTGCTGTGGAGGTGTGCCAGGTGCAATGGGCGCTGCGGTGTAGGAACCCGTCGGTGCGGCTGGTGCGGCTAGTGCGGCTGGTGCGGCAGGCGCGGGCGCGTTCGGGCCTGCACCCGGCATGTAGCTGATGCCGTATTGCTGAGGCGGGGTGCCGGGGGTGGGGGCAACGGCGGTGATCGGGCCGGTCCCGCTGCCAGTAGCTGCTGGGGGGGCGGGCTGATTCTGAGCGGCGACCGCTGCTGCAGTTGCGTCGGCTTGCCACTTCGCGGCTCCGCCGCCACCGGCCGCGTTGTACTGCGCCTGCACCGCGGGCGACTGGTTGACGAAGTCCTCCTGGTGGATGTTGATCGGCGCCTGCAGCGGCTTCCCAGCGACTGCTGCCGCCGTTGCGTCCTGTTGCCACTTGGCCGCGCCGCCCGCTCCGGGCGCGTTGTATTCGGCCTGCACCGCCGCGGGCTGAGACGTGAAGTCCTCCTGGTGGATGTTGACCGGACCCGGACCGCTCGCAACGGTAGTCGCGCGGTCAACTGGATTCGCGGAAGTTGCGGGGGCTGCTGGGGTTGGAGCGTATTGCGTGGGATTTGCTGCGAGCGAGGCAAGGTAGTTGGCCGTGTTCTGTGTGCCGGTTGGCGCACCGGGGGCGGCCGGTGCGGGTTGGCCGGGTACTGGCTGGCCGGGTACTGGCTGACCTGTCGGCGGCATCGGCTGCCCGTTCGCGCCCATGCCGCTGGCCAAACTCTGCAGCGTGTTCGGTGCCGACGGCATCGCGCCGGCCGCGGGTCCGCCGAGCGCCGCGGTGGACTGCCCGCTCAGCAGTTGGTTCATAAACCCGGGCAGCGACGAGTTGCCCGCGACGCCTCGGCTGAAGTTCGCGGCCTGGATCCAGTTCTGCGGACCGGTCAGCGACGCCGCGGTCTTCAGCGTGTCGAGCCCGAGCTGCCCCTGGCTGACGCCGAGCTGCCCCTGCGCGACGCCGAGCGTGCCGCGTTGGTTGGCGGCCGTATCCGCTTCGGTCTGGACGTTCAGCGCGAGTTGCCCCGTCTGGATCTGCGTCGCGAGCGCTTGCTGGTCCTGCTGCACCGCGAGCTGGCCGGACTGGATACGGTTGGCGAGCTCCTGCGCCGCGGTCGCGTTGGTGAGCTGCCCGGTCTGAATGCGGTCCTGCAGCGCTTGCTGTGTCGTCTGGAGGTTCTCGGAGAAAACGGCGGACCGTTTCAACTCGTCGAACTTCGACTGCTCGAGCGCGGCCGTCTGCTGCTGGATGGCGAGCTGCGGCAGTCCCTGTTGCTTCCACATCGCCTGCTGCTGAGCGAGCGTCGCGTCGAACTCACGCGCCGTTTCGGTGAGCTGCTTGATGCTGAGCCCAGACGAGGCCTGCATCGCGGAGACGTAGCCGGCCAGATCCTGATTGCCAGGCGCTACGGGTGCTGCGCCTCCGCCGCCGCCCCCTCCTCCGCCGCTGTTTCCGCTGCTCATGCCTGCACCGGAGTTGGAGCCAAATGTGCCGCCGCCCTGCTGCTGAGAAAGGCTGGCGCCGGTCTGACTCGCAGCGTTGCTCTGCGCGTCGGCCAGCGAGTTGCCCTGGACGGTAACTGAGCCACCCGCGACCGTGTTCGGCAAGGTATACGAAGCCATTACATTGCTCCTCCCCGCGCAGCCTGGATACGCGCGACGTCAGCGGGCGTCGCAAAAGGTGAGCCATCCGGTGCCAGCATCGTCTGCTGATGAGACGCCGCGTTCTGCGCCGCGAGCGCGGCGCTCTGGTCCGGTGCTGTTGGTGCGGGCGACGGCGGCGGCGCGGCCTGTGGTCCGAGCGCCGGGTTACCGAGCGCCTGAGCCGCGAAGTCCGGGGGCGGAGGTGGCGGGGATGCCGCTGGTGCGGGTGGGCCACCCGTGTTGACCGCGCCGGGTCCCGCGCCGAGCATGAACGACGGTGTCGAGTTTCCCGCGTAGTTCGGACTGCCGGGCGCAACCGTGCCCGCAGTGCCTGGCGCTGCGAGACCGGTCGTCGGATCGGTGATCGCTGTCGCCGCGTCCGCCCGTGGCTGCGCGTTCGGGTCGATGATCGGCTCGCCTGGCGCTGTCGTCGAGCCGGGTGCCGCGGGGGTCGTCTTGGCGGCGAGCGCTTTCGCGGCGGCGTCTTCAGGCGCCGGCGAGCCATTCGCCATGCCCTCGAGGAACTTCTGCCCGTAACGCATCATCCCCTCAAGTGCCTGGCCTGCGAGCGCGGACCCTGGCGGTAACGCCTTGTTGATCTCGGCGAGCGCCGACAGGCTGTTCTGCAGCAGTGTGTTGCCAGCGTTCATGCGCGCGGTCTTCGACGCCGCGTCGGTCGAGTACTGCGAGGTCTGCTGACCGATGTCCTGGCCGCGTCGCGCCGTTGCGTCCTGCGCCGCCTGAGCCGTCGCGGTCTGCGCGAGCTGCGCCTGGCCGAGGGTGTCCTGCGCGGTCTGGTGGCGCTCGGTGTTGTAGGCCGCGACGTCCGACGAAGCACGTCTGGCGTCGCCGTCCGCCTCGACCCACGCCTGATGCAACTCGGTCGCCTTCTGGGCCTGCTCCGCACGCACCGACGCTGCGTCCTCCCCATTCGACACGCGTGTAGCGAGGTCAGCCTGAACCTGCGACGCGTACGCCGTCGCGGCCTGTGCCGCCGCGGACACCTTCGCGTTCGACTGCGACACGGCCAGGTTGCCGTCGGCAATCCGCTGCGCGTCGGTGTCGGTGTAGGCAACGGTCGTGGTCGGACCTGCCGACGGGTCGGCCGCGATCGCCGCGGGTGTTGGCGGCGTGACGACGACCATGTGATTGCCGACCTGGACCGTCTTGGTGCCGGTCGTGGTGTGGTCCCACGTCGGGTTGATCTCGGTCCGAACCGTGTCGGCTGCCGTGGTGGTCCCGTCGGGGAGCACCGTCCCAGCCGGCACGCGGTGCATGATGTACTGGTCGCTCGCGGTCGGCGTGCCGATGATGTCGGACGCGGGCGTTGCCTCAGCCTTGGCGATCGCGTCGGCGACCGTCGCCGCACGCCCGTTCAGCGAACTGAGCAGCGTTGTCTCTGCGCTACTCAACCCGTCAGGCGTGCCCTGCTTCGCCAGCAGTGGGGCGATCTGGTCGTTGATCGACTTGAGCTGTGCTCGGCCGCCGGCGTCCGATCCGACACCGATCCGAGGAGGCGTGGTGGGCAACGCCGCGGGTGCTGCGGGCGCGGCGGGTGTGGGCGCTCGCGCGGGGGGTAGCGGCGACTGGGGCGGTAGCGCAGTGGCGTCCCCCCCGCTGGCAAGTTGTGTCGGGGCAACCGGGGTCGCGGCACGTGGCGGAGTTGTTGGTAATGCTCCCGGTGCTGCTGGCGTCGTCGGTGCGTTCTGCGCGGTCGCGGCGGCCTGCCAGAGCCCGACGTCACCCTGCAGAGGCCCGTTGAGCGGCGTGCCCTGCGCCGTCGTGATCTGCCCCTGGTCGTCGATGACGTAGGACGCACCCTGATACGTGAACGGCGTGGATGCCATCAGGAAACCCGTACCCACCAGTAATGGTCGCCGATATCGCGCATCAAGAACTCCATGTGTCCATCAACCACTCTCGGGCCATCCCAGACAACGTGCCACCGTCCGCAGTTCCACCAATGCCAGGAACGCCTGAGCCATCCCATCATGACGGTTGCCCTTGCTGCGTCGGTTCGGGTGGCGGAAGCCCTGCGGGCCCCGTCGTCGACGGCAATGCGTCAGGCGTGTTGCCCTTCGCCGTCTCTCTGTGCGAGATGGCGAGAAGTTGCTCTGCCCTAGCCACGGCTTGCTCAGGATTCAACTGATCCAACAGAGCAATTTTGGATCTGTACGGATAAGTTGACTCGAGCGCGCCTCGCTCTGCGACCGCGTACGGGTCCGGGTCGTTGTGCTGCATGGCGAGCTGCAGCAACTGGTCGTGCTGACGCCAGAACTCCTGCGGCGCGGCCTGTCCGAACGGGCTGAAGTGCCACATCTCCTGAATCACCGACGGGTCGGCCGGATTGGTCCCCGTCGGATGCTCACCAATGTTGGCTGCAAGACGCGCCGCCTGGTCGTTGGCCTGCTGCACGATCAACGCGGCCTGTCGCTCGAACGGGTTCGAGCTCTTCGTCATGTCCGGCGCGTCGACCAGCTTCGCGTCTGGCGGCACGGTCGGGGATGGCGGCTGGGTCGCCGCGTCTGGAGGTGCCGGCGGCAGGATCGGCGGGGCCGGGCCCGTCTGTGGCGGCGCGCCCGGCGCAACGTCCGGCAACGGCCCGGCAGACGTCGGGTCTGGCGGAGGCGGGGGACCTGCGGGTGGCGGACCTGGCGGCATCATGGCAGCGGGGTGAAGTACTTGACGCCCTTGAGATGAGCATCCCTCAATGCGATGTCGAGGTCGGTGTGAAACGCGCAGAAGCGTTTGCCGCCCGTAATCCAGTCCACTTCCCATATGGGGGTCGGGTCTTCACCCCAATTCATGATCAGGCTCGACCCATGCTTGCGCATCTCTTCGATGCGTTCCGCGAGTTGCAACGCGCTCATCAGCCCGGCCGACGTTGGAACGCGCCCTGTGCGGCTCGAGCTAGGCCGAGTGGCACCTTGCGTTTGCCCGCCTTCGACGGGTTCGGTCGTGGTGCCGGGATCGGCATCGGCGGAATCGCGGCACCCTCGGCCATTGCCTCGGGTGGCTCGTTGTCCATCATCTCCGAGCCACCCGCCGGCGACGGCGCAGCCCCTTCGTCGGCGTCCGCGGTCAGCCCGATGTTCTCTTGCTTGGAACGGTCGAGCAGACCCTTGTCCATGGCTTCCTTGTGCTTCTGGGGGCCCGTTTTTGCCCCATATTTCTTAATGAAGCCGGCGCGAGTCCGCTGCCCGAGCGGTGTGAGTGCTGATGCCATCAGGTCTGCTTCTCCTTCGCCTGGCGTTTGCGGATCGACCCACCGGGCTTCTCCATCTTTTTCGCGTCGATCGTGCCTTTGTTCATGGCACCGTAGAACACCGCGTCTGCACGCTTTTGCCCGTATCTTTCCTGAAACCCTTGAAGTACTCTTGCTCCTAGTTTCGTAAGGGGCATCAGTGGACACATCCCATAACTGCGTTCTGTGCGGCGTTACGATCAATGATCGTCGCCACCCCAACAAGCCGACGTGTAGCCGCGCATGCGCAGGGCTGCTTAAACGAACGGTTCCTCCCCGTGAGTGCGAAGGATGCGGACGCCAGTTTCGCGCACTTGCAATAGGCGTCCGCTTCTGCTCCCGTGCTTGCGCCAGTCCGCGCTATGGATGGCGCCGGCAATTCCGTGAAGACCGCCGGTGTCCGATCTGCGGGATAATGTTCAACACTCAGCGGCTGTCGAGTAAACGCTATTGCTCGCGGCAGTGCGTAGGAAAGCGACTGCGGTTGGCTGAGCGACCGTGCGTCACATGCGGCGTAGCATTCCAACCTAAAACTGGACGGGTGCGCGCATGTTCGCGCTCTTGCGGTCGGCGTCATGCGCTTGGATTGATGGGATGGGCGCACCTCTCGGGTGTGCAGGCGAAGAAATATCTTCGTAGGACGGTGAGCGCTTGCCAAGTATGCGGCTGGAATACTGAACCCGCAGTGCTGGAGTTGCACCACCGTGATCGGAACCGCAGTAACAACAATGCCGTCAACCTTGCGCTCGTCTGCCCCAACTGCCACGCGCTCGACCACTTCCATGCGAAGGATGGCCAATTCGCTAACAATCTCGGCAAACTGCGCGCCGGCTAAAAACATCACTGCGTCTGCCCGAGCATCTGCGGCGCCGCGACGACGCCACCGGACGGCATCGCCGCCGGCGCGCCTGTCGCGCCAGCAACACGGGCCTGCGGCCCTGTTCCGAGAGCTCCTGCCATTACCCCACCCATCGCGGACTGCGCGACGTTGCCAACCTCGACACCCGCGTTCCCCGGCGGCACGCCCCCGTCTGACTGGTTGAGCAGGTCCGTCGGGCGGGCAGGCATCAAAGCTGTAGGGACACCGCCTGGACCCATCTTGCCCTGCTGCTGCAGGTTGGCGATCGTGGTCATCTCCGTGTCACCCTGGATCTTCGCCGCCAGCTTCCACACGAGCTGCTGCCCGTTCGGCGACTTGAGCGCGGTCTCGACGTTGATGCGGTCGACCTCCTCGTCGGGTTGCTCTTCGCCCCAGCCTTCCTGCAACCACGTGTACAGGCTGAGCGCGCCACCCTTCCACCACTGAAACATTCCCTGAGCAAGTGGCAAGTTGCTGCCCTTGCGCATCGGGAAGATGACCTCGACAGACCAGTCGCCGAGCAGGTCTTTGGTCGACAGCGGCAGCAGATCGTGATGCTTCTCCGTCTTCGGGTCGTATCGCGTGTAGACCGGGATCGGTTCGCCGAGCAGATCCGAGATGCTCGACGCCTGCTCGAGTAGGCACTCGGACGTGCGTTTCATCGCCGCCATCGCGCCCGCAAGGATCTGCCCGAGCGCGTTCTCGCCGGACGCCTGCGCGACCGCCTGAGAGAATCCGCCGTCGGCCGGATCACCTGAGGTCATCGACTGCGCCGGGCCGAACCGCTCGAGCAGATTGAGCGCCATGGTGACGAACCACGAGATGTCCTTGTCGACGCCCGCGTGGACGGCTGGCGTGATCTTGCCCGCGACATAGCTGACAGACCCACGGTGAACTTTGACCTTCATGGGCCGACCGTCTTCCGTCCAGAACTTCGGGTCGACCTGAGACGGGTCCGCGAACCACCCGCCGAAGCCGACCTCGTACGCGTGGTGGACCAGGCTCGACACCGTCTGATTCACGCCCATAATCAAACTGCTGAAGATGCTGAGCAGCGGAATGCCCTTCTTGTCGGGGTCGCGCTCGGAGGGATGATGAGCGCCGTAAAAGTACCCGCCGGGCACCTCGGTGATCCCGTACTGCTCGGCCAAATTCACGAAGGCCGTAGTCCGCTTGAGCTCTACGTCACCTGTGTCGGCGTTCTTGATCGGTTTGCGCAGATACGTGGGATAGACCTTGTTCGCCTGGCGGCTGTCCGCAGGAGCGTCGCCGACCTGATAAAAGATGCCGCCCGGCACAACCAGCTCGTACAGGGTGACCTGCAGTCCCCCGCCCAACAGTACCGAGGTGGGACTATAGGAGCCGCCCTCGTCGTTGGGCGTGTCCTGGGCACCGATCAGGTCCCAGTCGAATCCGAGCGCCTTCAGGCTTCGAACACTGCGGACGGTGCGGACAAGTAACGCGTCGACCTTGCCGGTCGCCGGATCGACGCCGATCGGCAGGGTGATGTCTGCACTGAGCACCTCGACGACGAACGGTAAGGCGCGCGCCCGCGCGTCGGCCTCGTAATCGTCGAACGCTTTCGCGCTCTTGACGTAGTCGAGCTTGAACGCGTGCGGCTGATCGGCGTAGAACGCGTCGTCGGGGTCGCGCCCGTCCGCGTCGCGGGTGAAATACGGGTGGATCTTGGTGCCCGACGGGTCGTCGTCTTCTGGCTCGGTGAAGTCGAGCAGATGACTCCACGACGCCGGCCGCGGCAGCACCAGCAGTCCGTACTCGCCGTCGTTGGCACCATGCGCGACAAAGCTTTCCCACAGGTCTTCGCCGCCCGCGCGCAGCTCGCCGAGCACGCCAGACTTGCCGGGTGCGCCGAGCCAGTGCTCGACCTTGTCGGCGAGTCGCGTTGCCATCGGGCCGGGCCCCGACGGACGTCGCACCCCGGGTTTCTTCCGCACGAGGTACTGGATGATGTTCTGCACCATCAGCATCGAATGCGGGATCGTCACGCGGAACGCGTCGGCGTTTTCGATGTCGAGCGGCACGTGCGGACGGATCTCGTTGCGGCGGAGTTGTCCCGCTTCGGCGATGCGGCGCCTCGAGCGGCGGAAGCGTGCGTAGTTGTCTTTCCACAGGTCGCCGAGGTCGAGCGTGCGCGCGTCGCTTGCGACAGCCGTCTGTCGCGATCCGCCGGGGCCCGCCCACGTCGCGGTCCTCGTCTTCGGTCGGCGGGGCGTGCGTTCGATCGCCTTCGACTGCGGTGCTTCGGACGTGCCGGAGGTCGTCGAGGTGTCCGTGCCGACCTGCTGCGAGGCAACCGGTCCGTGGCCGATGCGCGACTTGCCCTTGCCGCTGAGCTGCTGTTCGGCCATCAGGTGACGACGATACTGCCGATGTCGAGCGGGTTCGGCGCACCGATCATGATGAACCTCAGCGTGTAGCTGCCGGCCTTATTCGGGTTGACCACGCCGACCGGAAACGCCGTCTCGGTCTGGGCCACCGCCGCGTGGTCGCCGTATGCAACCACCGCACCGGTGCCGCTCAGCCACTCGTAGAACAGGTCGCTGCCGGTGGTCGTGAAGGTGAGCGGGATGACCCCATTGCCGCCGTGCGACGGGTTGCTGAGCGTGCCCGGCACGCTCCACGTCACCTCGACCGCGGGGACCGGCGTCGCAGTCCGTGTCGCGAGTGGCGGTGCTGTCGGCGTGCTCAGAACTGCGGGAGTTGGCGTCGCGGTTGGCTGCGGGTTGCCGCCGCCGCCGATGCCGCTGATCTGGTTCGGGATGTCCGCGCTGCACTGGCCGTTGTTGATGTCGGCGATGCAGGAATTAATTTCTCCGATCCACTGTGGCCTCACGATGGCGTTGCCGTTCGTAAAGCTCGACGACACAATCGTCACCTTCTTGCCGGAAACCCCACCGTCAAGCATGCTCGAGAGGATCAGCGCCTGCGACGCCGCGGTAATCGCGTGGATGGACTCAGGCAGCGCGCGGTGCGGGTTCAGCGTGTCGACGGTATTGCTACCGATGACCGTCAGCAGCGTCGGCGCCGCGGCTCCGCCGTACTGCACCCAGTACTGGGTGCGCGATCCGTATTCCTCGCGCCAGCCGACGATCGTCTCCTGGCCCGGCGTCGACAGGTAGAACGTCGTGTTGTTGTTGCTGCCCGCGCCATTCAGGAACTGGTTGCCGTACGCGTCGGTCGAATACACGCCGTAGTCGTTCTCGGCCAGGTTGAGCTGGGTGAACACGTTGTCGAGCGTGTTGAACGTGACCAGCAGCACGCCGATGTGATTCTGCGAAGCGCCGATGTTCCTGAACGCGTTCTCCGCCGCCGATCCGGACGTACGCGGGTCGCCGACGCTGAGCCCAACTCCGTAGTGCTCGAAGCTCAGGTTGTGAAAGTCGACGCCCTCCGTGCCGAGTCCCGGCGACGCGTTGCCGATCGTCAGGCCGACGTGGTTCGGGTCGCTGTCGCCAGCCGGTCCGCCGCTGAACTTCAGCCCGCCGAACGTGCCCTTGATGTAGTTCTGGATGGTCAGCGCGTGCTCGCCAGGAAACGAGTTGATGACCGCGAGCTCGGGCCCGTCGCCGCGCACCTCGCCGTAGATCGGCGCGTTACCCGGACGGATCATGTAGAGCGGATGCACGAGATAGTGGCCGCTGCCAAAATCGAGCACGCCGCCGGTGTCGACCTGCTGGTTGGACAACCACTGGTCGATCGCGGCCTGGACCGCGGCCGTGTCGTCGGTCGTGCCGTTGCCGACCGCGTAATCTCGCACCTTGACGACGTTGTTCGGCGCACTCACCACGTCCACCGGTGCGGCCCGGAAGCCGAACCCGGAACCGATCAGCGGCAGGAAAACGATCAGCCAGCGGATCGGACTCACTGGTCGGAGCTGTACCTGACGATATTGGTGCCGTCGCCCGCGAGGATGCAGCGCTTACCCTGGCCGACGACGATGCCGGTCCCCGTCGCGCCCTTCACCGTCAGCGTGAACGCGCCGGTCGTGTTGTTAAAAATTCGGTATTCCTTGCCGGACGCCTTGTCGACGATGACGTTGATGTTCGCCGTGATCGCGCCCGTGTACTGGTGCTGCGTGTACGCGTTGAGCTCGGGCGACAGCACCACGTCCGCGGCTCCCGCGACGCTCCACACCAGCTCCTGGCGAATACCCTCCCAGATCAGCCCGGGTAGCTGCGGATTTGGCGGTAGGTAATTACAGATGCTGATCTTGTCAATCCGATTCAGCGCGACCTGATCCGCGGTGAGCGGTGAGCCCTGGTTCGCAACGGGCGGGTAGCGCACCGCGCTGCGCCCACTGCCAGAAATGATGCCCGAGCGGATGTAGCCGAAGTCGACGTACTCAAACATGCAGTCGGCTGGCATAACCTGCCACACGCCCGAGTAGTCGAACGTGATCGCGGTCATGTGCCCGGTGCCGGTTGGATTGCCGACCGACTCGAACGCCAGGTGACGGAAGCGCATGTTGTCGCAGGTCTGCAGATAGATGCCGTACAGATGGACCGTGTCGGTGATCGGCGCGGTGACGATCAGCACGTTCTCCCAGTGGTCGAACCAGCAGTCGGTCGTCGCGGCGACGCCGTTGCCCAGTACGTAGATGCCTCTGGCAAACGTGATGTCCGGGATCTGAACCGTCCAGTTCTTGTAGGTGTTCGCGCTGTGGTTCGGGCCGATCGCGATTGGTGCCAGAGATTGCAGCGGATGGATGTAGTGACCTGCCGTGCTGCAGCCGGCAATGGTGACGTTGAAGCTGTCGCCACCCTGAACGGCAGACTCTTCTAGCCCGACCGCCGCGGTAGGGTAAATCGAAACCGTCCCGCCGGTGAACGCTGCCGGGCTGGTGGCGTTGGTAATCGTCGCCACGTTCGAGGTGACCGTGGCGATGACGTAATTTCCGTTCCAGGTGTCATTGGCCCCACTGATAAGGATCCTGGCCCCAGCGGTCATCGCCGTGCCGCCAGGCATCGTGACGGTCCACTTCGTTCCGTCGGCAACGACGGCCCCAGCCGTGAGTACAGTGCCCGCCCAGCTCCCGACACCGTCGATGTACAGGTTCTGGATGCCCCAACCCATGAACGGGCCAGCCACCCTCATCAGGGTCATCCCGTTGGTGCCCGCGAACAATCTCGTCGTGCCGCGATCGACGCCGTTCACGTTCAGCCAGAAGTTGTTCGGCCACGGTCCCTGCGGGTAGCCACCCTTGAGCACCATGCCCATCTGGGTCGACATGCCCGCGCTCTGCCCGCCGTTGCCGAGATTGATCGTGGTGTTGCACCGATAGTCGCCGGGCGGCACGTACACCTCGCCACCCGTCGCCGGCAGCGCCGCCAGAGCCGCGTTGAGCGCCGGCGACGAGTCGGCAGCGCCGGTCGGGTCGGCGCCGAAGTCAATTGCGTTCAGGACGTGCGACGATGAGCGCATGGTGCCCGTGCCGAGCGCGGTGCCCTTGATCGTCCCGCCGTCGTTGGCCCACACCCGAAGCGACCCGTTGGTGGTGTCCTTGAAGATCGCGAACTGGCCAACCGGAATGTCGGCAGTGGTCGGCAGTCCAGCCTTGGTGCGAATCGCAACGGTCGTCACGTCGGAACCGAGCGCGGCCCCGGTCGCTGCGCCCGCGGCCAGCTTCGCCGCGGTGACTGCACCCGAGGCGATGACGTTCGACCCGGCTGAGCCGGTGACGTCGCCGGCGAGTGTGCCGCCGCCTCCGCCGCCACCCTCGACAGCAATCAACGCTGCTACCAACTCACTCTTCCGTCGCAACGCGAGCGGGGTTACGTCGTCACCAGGCATGTGGAGACTCCTCTATCGCATGCCCGCGAGGGCAGCTTTCTGCCAGTCGGGAATCTCTGCGGATCCTTCCTGGTACTGAATGGGGCTCGAGTGGCCGAGCAAAATCTTCTGACCGCGAATGCGCTCGAGCTTCTCCACCGCGAGCCTGATCAGATACGCCAGGGTGTCAACCTGATCGTCGTGTTGCGATTTTGGAAATTGGCTCATCTCGCGCGACAGCGCCGGCCACCAGCGCGAGCGACGGTCAACCGTGATCAGGCCGGCTTTCGCGCGACCGGGGATAATCTGCGCTCGGGTCACTTTGTCCGCGTCGGCGATGACGACCTCGAACGTGCAGGTGAAGTTGCGGTCCTCGCAGTACGTCTGCAGGCGCCGACACAGATCCATCGTCGCGCCCTCGCGTTCGTACGCCCGTTTTTCTATGCCGACGATGATCGGCCGCCACAGCAGGATCCAGTCGCCGATGGCTTCCTCGTGGCGACGATCGCCGAGGTGCTCGCGGAACACGTCGATGAGGTGAATGCGTGGTAGGACCGCGGAGCGTTCGACCGCACCGAGCATCCCGACAGTCCAGTCGCTCGTCTCGGAGTCCGAGTAGTTGAGGTCAAACGACATGATGAGGTCGACCGTTGACGCCTCGAGCTGCGGGGTCTGCACAAACCACTCGGGGTTGAGCACCATCCCCGCGCGTGGTGTCGGGCGCTGCTGATACTGGCTCGAGTACGCGTAGGGACCGAGCTCAATCTTGCGGCGTTCGATGGTCTCGCGGGAATATCGCAGCGGCGTCAGCAGCGCGCCGTCGACGCTGCGCGGGTCATGCGGCCGATGCGTTAGGCTGCACACGCCGGTACGCGGTGCAGCTTGATCAACTGCCGTAAGTGCGTGGCCCTCCGGGTGGCGCGTAGCCGCGGCCGGTACCTCGTACTCCTCCTGGAGCTCGATGTGGTGAACCGTCGGGCCCTCGCGGTCGAGCCAGTCCGCGGACGCGTCTTCTTCGTGCACACGCTGGCCGATGATGACCCGACAACCACCCGGCAGTACCCGCGACGGATACACCTCGCGGAGCGTCGTCAGCACGCCGTTTCGCACAAGGTCGGACTCTGCCTGCTCAACGTTGTGCGGGTCGTCGATCAGCACGCGGTGCGCGTGGTTGCCCGTGTTGCCGCCCGCGATCGACGTCGCGATCCGCCACCCGGTCGCGTCGTTCAGGTAGTAGCCCTTGACATTCTGGTCAGACGCGAAATCCCACGGAACGCCCTTCTGCGCCGCGTACCACGGGCTCATCATCAGTCGCCTGGTCCGAACCGCGTCGCGTAACGCGAGCGTGTCCTTGTAGGACGAGGTCAGCCAGCGCGTCCACGGGGCCCACGTCCACTCCCAGGCCGGCCAGAAGACCGCGGTCACGAGCGACTTGCTCGACCCTGGCGGCTCGTTGATCAGCAGGTCTCGCTCGTCGAGCTGGCCCATCGACAGCGCCTGCAGGTGCTCACAGAGCATGTCGATGTGCCAGCCGCCAACGAACGGCACCGCCGGCTCGAGGATCTTCCACGCGCCGCGGACGAAGTCGTTGAGATCGATCTCGGGATGCGCGTCAGCCGGCGGGGTCCACGGCTCCGTTTCGAGGAGTTCGATGCTCGGCGCTGCCGCTATTGCCGTTTCCGTTGTCGTCGCCAGTGCCAAGCGACGGTCGACCCTCGGGATGATCTGGATCGGGCGTCTGTGCGTCGTCAGGTCCAGCGGGGCGGGGTCGGAAACTAGCGACGATCCTAACGACTTGATCCCAAGAGACTTCATCGAGGCGGGCCAGAGCCTCACCCGTCTGTTTTTCGATCCAGTCAGGTCGCGCAGTAACGAGGGCTCGAGATCGAATTCCGCGGAGGGTCTCGACGACCGTGTCGAAGACAAGATTGCCTAGTTCTTCCTGCGACCTGAGCCCCACCCGGGGCCCATCCTGGTCGTACCAGCGCTCGATGGTCTGGTGAGAGACCTGCAGGTCGCGCCCGATCGTGCGCGCGCTCTCGCCGAACGTGCGACGTTTGATGGCTTCGGCGCGAAGAGCCGCCGTGTACCGACGTCTTGGCATGTCACCTCGGAGCGATCATCCTTCTGCAAAGGTGAGCGTTCGCCCGCGGTCGGTCGGGGTGTTCGCGCGCTGCTGTGTGCGAGTATGCGCGCGACGAGGTCTTGCTCGCCCCGCCTGACTGGGCGGTTTGTTCGCGGTCTTATGCTGTGGGCGTGGTCGCGCTCGTCCCCGACAACATCCCAGGCGAGCTCAAGAGCCTGGACCGCTGGTGCCTGTGGCGCTACGAAGAGGACGATTCGGGCCGAATCAGCAAGCCCCCCTACCAGGCTCGCGCACCGAGTCTACGCGCGTGGCCGAACGACCCGGACACCTGGGCGCCGTTCTGGCAAGCATTGAATGCGCACAACACCACCCGCCGCTCGGACGGCATCGCCATCGCACTGGAGCCCGACCTCGGCATCCTTGGCATCGATCTGGATTACCTCGACCGTTGGACTGACCGCGACCAGCCGTGGGACATCGTGCGCACGATCAACTCGTACACCGAACTGTCGCCGTCACTGAACGGCTATCGGATCTTCTGCTACGCCGACATGCCCGAGGGTCGCCGCGTGCGAGATTTCGTGCAACTCAGTAATCAGCGAATTTTCACCGTGACGGGCAACACCCTGAACGTCAGCCGCCACCTCGAGCATCGTCAGGCTCAGGTGGACGAGGTGCATCACGTATTTCTCGGTACATGACCACGCCGACCGCGGTCGGATGATCGATCACCTTCTCGACGAGGATCTGGCGACCTGACGCGCCAACGCGCCACAGATACACGTTCGGACTGAGCATGCCCATCTCGTCGAGGTACGCCTGGGTCGTCCACCCGCACTGAAGACGGTCGGCGATCGCAGCCGCGAAGATCTCACTGCACATCGAACTCGACCGAGCGCCACGGCACCACGTGGTAATAGTGCGCCGCGATCGCCGTCGCCGACGCGTCCAGGTAGTACGTGCCCGGCGGGAACGAGGTCGGGATATTGTCGATCACGGTGCGCGTGTCGTGGCAGCCAACGGTAAACGTGATCGTCGTCGTGTTGAGCGCCGCCCGCGTCTTGCCGTCGATCGAAACGAGCGACCGTTTACTTTCGACCTGCACGGTCGGTCCGCCGAACACGTCGGAGTAGCACACGTGAAACTCGCCGACGAGCTGGTCGCCTGGATGCAGCGTCGGATGCAGGTCCGAAAAGTCCCAGTGGGCCGCGTCGGACGGATTCGACGCCAGCCGAAGCGGCAATTCCTCGAACTGCTCGGGCGACGGCGCGAACGTGTCGAGCAGGATCGGCGACCCGATCGCGCCCATGATCATCACCGTCAGCCCGCCGAAGAACAGCGCGAGCCAGACGGTCAGTTGCTTACTCTGGACCATCGGTCGGCTTGTCCTGACCCAGCTTCTCGGCGACGCTGTGAACGTCCGAGCGGATCTGCTCGGTTGACTGCAGGAGCAGTTCAGTCAGGTGCTCAACCTGGGCGAGCAACAGCGCGCGCTGCTCTTCCGAATGCTTGAGCTCTATTTCGAGTGCCGTCACGCGATCGCGGAGCGCGTCGACCTGGGCCGAGTCGGCCTTTTGCAGTAGGCCGACCGCGGTAAACATCAGCGTGGCGACGCTCAGGACGATGCCGAGCACGGGCGCGAGGTCGATCACGAACGAATGAGCTTGTCGCCGAGCCCGGTTTTTTCTAAGAGTCCCACGATTGCGCCTGGACCGACGGCGATCGGCGCGAACAGCAGAAACCCGTCCGCGGTAACGGCGGGCTCAGCGCGGTTCGGGCGACCGCTATTGAGCCCGCGCCAGTGGAAAGGCACGTGACACTCGGAGCACCGCACGCTGATTGCCACGTACAGCCAGGGAGGCTTGTCGTCGAAAACGTCGGTGACTTCCGGACTGAATTCCAGTTCAGAATGAGGGCAGTCCGGAGTCATCGCATCAGTGCAGCGTCTGCGTGGTTCTACTCAGGTTCTACTCAGGCGCTAGGAACGGAGCCGGTCGCGGGGGCGGTCGGGTCGTCGGAAGCCAGAGCCGTGGTGGACGCCTCGAGCGCGGCCGACGCGGCGTTCAACTGGTCGAGCTGAGCCTGGGTGACGGGCGTGCCAGGCACGATCGCCGCGATCGCGTCTTTCAGTTGCTGCATCTCGACCGTCGAGGCCGCGGTGTTGGCGCTGACGGCTGCGGTGTTGCGATCGAGATCGGACTGCAATTGGTCGGTCATGGTGAGCAGTGCCCTCTGGTTGAACTCCAGAACAATCGTGTTGGCGCCAAGATAGGTCGCCATCGATTGCAGGTAGCGGATGGTCGTGTAGAAGTCGGCGTTCGGACCTGGGTCGGTCGGGAGCTTCAGCATTTGAGCATGCGTACGGCAGTCATAGTGTCTGCTGCAGACAGCATGCCCGTCGTAATTATCCGATTACGGGGTGAGTCTGCCCGCCGCGAGGAAGTCGAACGCCGCGACCGCGGCCGCGAAAGAGATGTCCCAGACCTGCTTCGGCGTCAGCCCGGGCGACGTCGGAAGATTCGGCAGCACGTCGGTCTGCTGGAATGCGTGAAAATAGTTCTCGCGCGCCTCGAGCATGCCTGCGCGGTCGAGCCACAGTGTCGCGGTGCGCCGCCGCTGCCGCAGCGGATCTTCTTTGCCGTAGCCGAATGGCGGCGCCTCGTTTTCGTCCTTGAAGTGGGTCATGACGCCAGCCGCCCGCTGACGCGCACGACACGGTAGCCGGCCGCGTAGATGCCGGCGAACACGCCCGCGACCGCCGCCCGCACGCCTTCGCGGTCTTTGTCGTTCAACTCCGCGTACGGCTTGTCCTGGTCTGGCTCGATCGGAATCCCGGTCGCGTGGACCTTGACCAGATACGCGTTGTGGCCACTCTCGGCGAGGTCGTCGATCAACTCGGCGTGGTCGTCATCCATGAGGCACCTCCTCCGCTTTGTTCGTGTCGGGCAGAAACGTCGCGTTCGGCATGATGTGGTCGGCAAGCTGCGGCGTCAACGCTTTCTCGAGATAGGCTGCCAGACCACCGAGTAGTCCGAGCGCGAGCAGTCGCCAGTCTGGATCAGGCTTACTCACCTCGAGCGTCAGGATCGGGATCTCGACGAGCATGATGCCGAGCACCGTGCGTGCGATCAGCACCTGGACCTTTGGATCGACGGTCATCGCTCTTCCCTCACGGTCTAACACGGCAACCCCCAGAAGCACTGCGCGCCCCACCACCCGTTGTACGACGCGTATTGCGCCGCGACAACGCCAAGCAGAAAGAACACGACCGCGGAGAACAACACGACGATCACGAAAAAGCCCACGGACCAGTCGGTCAATTCCTTCGTCCGCGCGACCTGATCGACCTGCGACACCGCCTGGCGCTTCTGCACGCCGGCCTGGGCGTCCTGTTCGATGCCCTGCTCGAGCTGCTCGGATCGCAGGTCGTCGATCTGCTGCTGAAACCCTGGATCGTCGCGGCGTCGCTGAGGAGTCGGGCCCTCCGTCATGGGTGGATGCTGTACCCGCGAGGCGTACGACGGCTGCAACCGTCGTACGCGGTGTGGATCGTCGGCGCGCCAGCAACGCTCGCCAGGCGTTTGCGCAGGCGTCCGATGTGAACGTGCACGAGGTGGCTGAAGCTCGGGTCGTCGCGTGGCCACACGACGAGCCCGAGCGCCTCGTGCTCGACCGTCTCGGGCGACGCTGCCACGAGCGCGGTCAGCAAATGAAACTCGGTCGGGGTGACGTGGAACGGTCTGCCGTTGATGTGCGCGAGATGACTTCGAGTTAGCTGTAACGTGCCGCACACGGTGTTTGGCCCGGGCGAGCTGGGTGCCGGTAGCTGGGCCGCGCATCGGCGCAGGACCGCTTCGATCCGCGCGTCCAGGTCGTCGAGGTCGAACGGTTTCGAGATGAAGTCGTCTGCGCCCATCTTGAGACTGAGCACCCGATCGGCCTGAGATTGGCGCCCGCTGAGCACGATGATCGGCACGCTGCTCAGCGCGCGAATCTTCGGCACGAGCAGCGACCCGTCGCCATCAGGCAACACGAGGTCGAGCAGCACCATGTCGGGCGGGTCGCTGCGGATGTGCTGCAGCGCGACGGCGCCGCTTCCGACCGGGACGATATCGAAACGGTCCTCGAGCGCGCTGGCGTAGACGTCGATCAGTGATCGGTCGTCATCGACGACCAGAATCGTTGGCACCGATCCGCGCGAATTACTGCGACTCGTCGAGCACTGCGACGGTCCCGCATTTTTCGCAATGCACGCGAACCGAGTGGGCCGCGGTCAGCGGCACGGTGATCGTGCGGACCTGGCGACCGCGCGGACTGAGACGCATGACGACGCGGTCGGCGTATCGGCGCCAGAGCCCCTTGCCGCAGCCGGCGCAATGCACCCAGGTAAACGGCTCGCCGGCCGAGCCTCCCGGTATCGCTGGTTCCGCGGCCATCGCTGCCAAAATTCTGACCCCTTTGAGGAACGCAAAAAGCCGCCGACCCTGAAGGGATCGGCGGCCTGGATGCTGCCTCTGCGGGAATGTTCAGGATCGGCGGCCTACGAGCTGCCTCGTGGGCTCAGTGTGTACCCCCCGTCAAGGGGTCGTCATGAAGTTCGGTCATGCCATTCCAGACTTGAGCAGACGACAGAACTCGTCGAGCTCTTCGTGCAGGCTGGTGATGAACTCCATGTCTTCTGGCGTCGGCTCGTCGCCTCCGTCGAGGTGCTCAAGCATCATCGACGCCCACATTGCCGCGCCGGCGTAGAACGCCCGCCGCATCTCCCGGTACTGAGTGCTGCCGTGCGCTGGGATATGCGCCGTCTCGACGAGGCGGTTCCACTCGCCTTTGAGCGTCGGGCGATCGATCAGCGGTGTGACCATGGTCAGCGTCTCCGTCTGATTGGTTTGACCAGGCCCATGTCGCGGGCCTGCTCGCGGGTTGGCAGGATGATCGGGTGCTCTGCCCGCTGCTCGTCGGTCAGGTTGTGGAGCACCTCGTCACCGACCTGGGAGGCGATGCTGAACGCGAGCGCGAACATGCCCGCGTCACCCTCGTCGCCGCGGTACGCCGTGTCGATCGTGCCGTCTTCGTTCTCGATGATCACCAGCACGGATCGATTCTGTGGGTCGTCGATGCGCCGCTGAAGGCGCTCAAAGGCGAAGGCGTCGTTTAGATTCGTCACGGCACATTTCTCCATATTTGCCGCGAGACTATCTGCGATATGTGCCCGCTGCTAATTCCGTACGTCTGCCCGAGTGTCCTTAGCGAGTCGCCCGCTGCACGACGGCTGCGAATTGTTCCGACAATGTCAACCGTAAGCTTCGCAGCGCCGCAGTTCGCACCGTTGAAGTCCGCAGCGCGACCCTTGGCATGCATGTCCTTGATGTTGTCGCTCATTGTCCCAAGGAACAGATGGCTTGGACGGGCGCAGGGGCGATTATCGCAGCGATGCAATACCTGGATGTGGCCTAAGCGCGGCCCTCGCATGCAGGGGTGGTTCCCATAAGCGAGTTCCCACGCGATGCTATGATCAGAGCGAGTTCGTTGCTCCGCAGGTACCCAGATTTCGGCATAGTTTGGCCCCGGGGGACCACCACGCGCCGGACATGCCGGCCAACACTGATCTAGTTCAGGACGATGTGGCGGAAGCGGGCCGTCTTTGTCCACGCGCTCTTCCAGCAATTGCCTTAGGCTCAGTGAAGCCTTTCTTGTTCGGTGGTAGCCATAACTCATAACCGTTGTGACCCCACGCTGGAGTTCAGGTCGCTCATAGTCGCTCCGGTTTCTGGTCGCGGCTGAACAGTCCGGACACCTGAGACCTGCCGGCCTGGTCGCGCCCGAGGTGGAACGTGACGACGCCCTTCGTCGACGGCAGGTCGAGCTCGACGTGCTCGTCGATCCAGCGTTTCATACGCGCACGACGGGACTCGGTCGGGTCGAGGTGCTCGGCCTGCACGTCTTCGAGGGTCGCACGCCCGTTGACGCGAAAGCTCATTTCGCGTAGCTCCTGAGGCCGTAGAGCGGGCAGTGGCGTTCGTGGCCCAGGACGGCGTACTTGCACGTGCACACCGTCTGAGCAGCCTGTTTGAGGCCTTCCCGTGCACGTCGGATGCAATGGATCGCTGCCCACTTGGTCGTGTCCTGCACGGACGCGAGCAGCGCCTGCTCGGCCATGTCGAGCTCCTCGAGTGGGCTCATCGCGGCACCCACCGATTGCCGACGACGACACCCTTTCGCCAGGCGTACGACACGACCTGGACGCGGTCCTCGCAGCCGAGTTTTGCGAACACGCCCGCGAGGTAGTAGTGGACCGTGTTGGCCTTGACGCCGAGCTCGCGACAGAGCGTCTTCGTCGACGACGCGCCGTGCATCAACAACGCCACCAGCTCTGCCTCACGTGGCGTGAGCTGATCCGCCGACGCGCACGCCGCCTCGAGCGTCACGGCTAGGGCACGACCTGCTCGGGCGTCTGGGCCTGTTCGCTCGAGCGCGTGCCACGCTTGCGGGTGATGCCTGACTGGGACTTCCAGTCGGGTATCGCCTCGTCGATTTCGTCAGGCACGTGCCCGTTGCCATTGCTCGTCGAGGATTCAGCCGGCTCAGGGTAAGCGTCTGAGTCCGGCTGGTCCTCCCCCGCGACCTGATTTTGTCCCTCAACGCCACCAGTCGCGGAAGCCTCAGCAACGTGTTCTGTTTCGACAACCGTCCCGTTCGCGTCGACCGTCGTCGTCCGATCGTGCGGCTTCGCCTCGACCTCGTCGTCATCATCGGCACTCAGATCGGGGAACTTGATCTGCATCGTGCGTCCCGTTTCGCGTACCGCTTTGGCAAACAATTGCTGTTCGGGAAGCCAGATGCCGTGCCTGCGAATGACGTCCGAGAACTCGCTGACGTCGGGCCCAACAGTTGCCCAGCTATAGGTCGTTTCGCCCGACCGTTTGTTGACGTGCTCGCGGCGAATCATGCGACACAGCAGGTGGTCGACGAGCGCCTTGCGCTGGGTCAGCAACGCACGCGCCCAACGCTTTTCGTCGATCAGCACGATGTAGTCCGAGGGCATGCTGGAAACGTGCCCGATCGACGACAGGAACCGCTGCAGCGGGTTCGACCGTGAAGACGTCCCGAGCACGACGTGGCCGCCGGACGCGCGCTTCGAGGTCGTCGTCAGCCACAGGATGTGCGCCTCGAGCAGATGCTCGTGATGCGCGTCGATCAGGTCCTGGGCGATCTGAATGACGTCGATCGCCGCGCGCCGAATGGACGTCTCAGCCACGATTCTGTCCCCCACATCCAGATGCGCTGCCTGTATCAGACATATTCGCGACCCCTGAATCGATGAATTTGACCATATAGCCTCCTGAGTTCACTTGACTAGGGTTTCGTGCTGCGCGCGGTTGCTCGACGTGTCACGCCTACATTTCGAGTGCCCGTTGATCTGGATCCGCAAGCTCCTTTTCTGTCCGGGATAGGTTTCCGGGTTTGTCGGACGGGGATACCCGGAAAGTCCTGAGTTGAGCGGGTGGGTTTTGAGATGCCGGAAACCCGGACGCCCTATAGACAGGTAGCCGTTTCCGGGTTTGGGTCTTTTGGGCCCCAATAACCCGGACGTAGAAACCCGGAATAACCCGGAAACGACGAATTCTCTCCGGGTTATGCATGCCGTGACCACTTCGAGATGACGCCTCGGCCGCCAGGGTTCGTCTCATCGCCAGAGGTGAAGCGCTCCCTCCGCGCACTCATGCACTTCCTAGCCGCCTCAGGGGTCACGTCGAGCCGGCCGCCGATCTCGGCGAGCGTCATGGGCTGACTCAGGATGTCCCAGATACGTTCCTCGAGCTTGCGGTGCCCATCGAGTTGAGGCACGTCTCGGATGTTGTTCGAGCTAAAAGTGACGGGCCCATCTGCACCATCGAATACCATCTGAATTCCAAAAGGCCGCGGCAAACGCCCGTCATTGACTTTCTTACAAAAGAAGCCGAGATCAACGAGGTCGGATTCTTCACGATTGACACGCTCGACGTACCAGGTTCGCCGCGCTTCGTTGTGCCAGAATGTTGAGCCGAACGGACGCTCGGTGTCACCCCCGCGGTTTATGTGAGCAACCGTAATCGTGGTAATGCCAATGCTGAACAAGGACCTGAAGTAGCGCAGCGCGACGTCTGCTTTTTCAGGTTCACCGCCGCATGCCGCGGCGGCCGAGTCGATGACTAAGCCGACAATGTTGTACTCATCAATCGTGCGTCTGAGCGCGTCGACTAGATCAGGTAACGGGATCCCGTCCGACGGACGATAGCGCACCAACCCACTCGACATGCGCTCGAGCCCGAGTCCTTGCGCGACACGCCCCATGCGGCGTCCATAGTTCGGTTTGCCCGTCTCGTAGTCGAGCACCATCCATCGGCCCGGCCGTGTCTGGAGCCCACAGAAAGGTTGCCCCAGCGCGGCACACGAGATCAGCGCGAAGACCAGGTAGCTCTTGCCCGCGGACCCGTCGCCGAAGATCACCGTCGGTTCGGCGTTGGGCAGCAGGACGTCTACATGAAACGCCTGGGTGACCGAGAACTCGATTTCGGCGGTATCGACCGATGGGTCACTCCCAAGGAACCCATCGCGGACCAGGGTGAACGCCTGGTTCAGTAACTTCGTCCAATTGAAGTCCTTTCCCAAGTCGTAGAGCGCGTCGAGTGTGCGGCGAAACTCGGTAACCTGGGACAGCGACTGGATATTCAGCCTCGCTGACAGGGGATCCCTGCCTGGCGTGCCCACCAGCTCAACACGCACGTCCGTGTCCAGTGCCCGCACGCTTTTCTGTAGCTCCCGACAGGTGATGATGACCTCACCAATCACTGACGGAAGACGAACGCGAATCGCATTGGTGTCCAGAAATTCACGGATCGACCGCTCGAGAACAGGTACCTCGATCGCCTCGAGCGTGCCGCCAGTCGCGAAGTAGTCGAACGCGTCCCCCTTCTCTGCCACGTCCACCACGACAAGCGACGTACGGCTGGCAATATCGCGGAGCTGCACGTCGACGCGCTGCATCAGCCCGCGCCCGACCGCGTCGTTGTCGGGCCAGAGCCGCACGACTCGACCACGGAGGACCTCGAGCGCGTCACCGAAATCGGTCGTACTCGCGCCGCCGGCCAGGGTCACCGCGAGCAGTCCCCGGGTACGACAGGCTTCGGTCGCCTTCTCGCCTTCGACGAGGTACACGGGCTGCTCGGGCGGTGCGTTCGCGACCAGCTCCGCACCCCACAACGGCATGTCTGCCACCTTCAATGGCGCGATGCCGGCCGCCCACGTCCCGCCCATCTTGCGCCACCTGAAGGTTTTTTCTCCACCCTGCTCCCAGCGGCCCTTCTCAGCCACGACAGTCCCGTCAGTGCCGCGGTACACGTACACCCGTGTCGGCTCGCCGATCGCGTGCGACGGATACGGGGGCGGGCTATGCATCGGCACCACGCCGTTGGCCGTCGGTCGTTTTCGTTCAACGCCGAGACCGTCCAGGATGTCGCGGAAACCACAACCAGCAAAGCACTCGAGCCCATATTTCGTGCTCAACGACAGTGATCGATTGTGGTGCTTGGTCCCGTCAGGATGAGCCGGGCAGTACGACCAGACCCGTCCTTCTCCGTTCGGGTAGTCAACCTCGCGCAGCGGGTTACCACTCGGTGACCGCAACCGCGGCAGCAATTCTCGGTACATCGCTTCGCGTCGCTCTGGGCCGAGCAGTGGCTCCATGCTCACGGGATGACTTCCCGTTCGGCCAGTACTGTCCCGAGCAGACTCAGCAGGATCCGCGTCTGCGGCCCAGCGTCACCGTTCAGCGTCCCAGGCAGGACCGCGCTGAGTAACGCGGCGATCGACGACGTCGGCAACGACCTCGCCAGCTCGAGCGCTGAGGCGATCTCCGAGTCGAGCGACTCAGGTTCGGATGGGGTAAGATGCTCTTGCGGCAAGGTGGTGACTCATTTCCTTGTCCGACGCGCCTCGGGAGTCGCAAGCTCGCCGAGGCACTTCTTTTGGTCGAATGCGAGTCGATCTTACAACAATCTGTCTGGTGCAGGGGTCAGGACTGCATGGCTCAGACACAATCGTAAGCAGTATCATTTTTGTAACGATCGACGCAATGGTCATTGCGTCACAACGCAACCGACGCGGGCCGTCCGATCAAAATGCCCGTGATCGTTTGCTTGTCTCGTGGCCTCCAAACGAACGTCTCTACCCCCGCTTCGGCCAGTGCCGCGAGCCACACGTCCTGAGCTTCCGTCACCCGTCCCGTGTCGCTCTTCAGCTCCGCCGCGATCGCCCGTCGCCCCCGAACCATGAATAAATCCGGAAAGCCTGACGCCGACCGCCGCGAGTCGAACGTGTGGAAGCAGTGCCAGCCGAGCTGCTGCGCCAGGTCGACGATCGCGGCCTGGAACTGCTTTTCGCTCTCCTGCGGCAGCGTCACAGCCCGAGCCCGGGTAGCGGCTCGTGGCCAGCTCGAATCATGGCGATGTACTCCGGGATTGGACGGGTCCCGTTGCACTGTGGGAACGCCGGGCAGCCGAGGAACTTTGAGCCGTTCGCCTTGTTCATGCGTTCGACCATCGGCTCCGCGTTGCAATCTGGACACTTCAGCGGTGGGACCTTGACCCGCTTCGTCATGTCGGCAGCCGCGCGAACTGCCCGTTGACCCAGCCGTGTGTGCCGGCCAGCGTCACGACCGCGCGCCAGGCGTATTGTGTGTGCGCCGGCGAGCAACACATCGCGTCCGGACGAGCGAGAAATAGTCGCCCGCACCACACGCAGTGATGCTCGACCTGCAACCGCGCCGCCCGCATCCGCGCGATCGGCGTTCGTGCCCTCGTGTCATGCCGCGTCATCAGGCCACCTCCGCGCGTTTGCTGCGCCAGTAGCACGCCCGACACATTTGCAGCCACGGCAGCTTCGCGAAGCCACACGCGCACAGGTCGTACTGCTCGAACGGTGCGCACATCGGCGACTGACAGCCGACCGCCCGCAATGCCACGTGCAGCCCATGCACCCACGTCTCCTCCGCCAACGTCGGCGGCGCAATCGGACCAGGACTCCGCCACATCAGAATGCAGCGGGCGCCTGCTCCGCCTGAGCCTGCGACTCCATCCGGTCCTCGAGCTTCTCGATTGCGCGAATGACCTCCTCTTTTGAGGCCGGGAATGAGGCAATCAGACAGTCATCCCGTTCGACCTCGCGCCGACCCGCTTCCTCGAACAATGTCGTCAGCTTCTGCGCGAGCTGCGACCGTGGTCCAACCGTCTCAATCTTGTCCGAAGCAGCAGGCGCAGATCCGTCCGTATCCGTCGATCCAGTCTCCTGGTCTTCCGGTTTTGGGTCTGTTGCCTGCAGGACCTCGCCAGACTGCGGGTCAACTCCCGCGGTCTGTGCCTTCCTGTTGTTGACCAGCGTCCGCAACTGCTTACCCGCTTTGATCAACTCGTCGTCGGTGCGCGCGCCCGCGCGTGCGATCCAGTCCATCTCCTGGCCGACGATGACGTGCAGCTCAATTGCTTCCTTCACCAGGCTCGCGTACGCGTCGACCAGCCCACGATGACGCTCTGTCTGCTCAGGTGGTGCACTGGCCTCTGGACGCGGCTTAGCCTCTTCTGCGGCGACCTCCGCGTGTGCTGCAAGGGCTGGACGCAATGGCGGCCCGCCGAGCGCGAACGACTCCTCGTCCGAACCGTGGATGCGCGCGTACTCTGCTGCCCGCATCGGCACCTCAAGTCGCTCCATTTCCTCTTCGTGGGCCAACTCCAGCTCGTTCGTCTCACCCGGGCACGCTCGCAGCAACGAATGCATCTCCGCGGTTTTCGCCAGCATGTGCGCCGGCTTCTCGCGCCAGAATTGCGTGTCCCCCTTGAACTCGCGATAGTTGATAACTGTCCAGAGAGGTTCCTTCGCTCCGCGCATCCATACGCCAACCCGAGCTGCCGCAGGAGGCGTGTCCGAAGTCCAGATGTCTTTCCAGACACCGTCCTCAGCGCACCATTGCGGCCCAACCTGACCCGCGTAGGTCTTTGACCGCGACGCGATCAGGCGGACTCCGTTGATGCCCGTCTGCGGCGTCATGACGTACTTGCCGGCGTTCTTGTCGAAGCGTTGGATGAACCAGATCTGCCGCGGGACCGAGAGCGGGTCGAGACGCGTCCGCTGACAGACCAGGCCGATATGGTCGAGCTCGGCGAGCGTCATCGGCTGTTTCCACCCGCGCCCAATTTGCTCGATCACCTGACCGATGCGGTCCTCGCCAAAGACCTCGAGCGCGACCGGTGCCTGACGGTAGTCGATGATCGCCATCGCGGTCGACGGCTGTTGTTGAGTGACGGTCATGGGTGGAACTCCGAAAAGGCGTGATTGACGGCTATAGCGCGTAGCGCGGATTGCTCAGGGGCTTCCCCGCCCTCGCACAGGTCGCACGGGACCTCGATAGTGCAGTTGCACGGCGTCGAGGGCGAGCATTCGCCACAGGTACAGGCGATGGTTGCGCTCACTTTCGCGTGCGCCTCGCACTCGTGGACGACGTGCATCAGTGGACAATCGTCGCTCGTGAAGTACGAGTGGAACATTTTCATGGAGAACCCTTTGGATCAGGAAGTGGAACAATCAGCACGTCCGACCGGGGACACCAGGACCCGCGACAGGTGATGCCGTGTGAGTCTGCGTCCAGTAGAAAATCCAGGTCGTCGTCGATGGGAACCCCGTACGCCCCGGAGTAGATCCCGCCTGGTACCGGCACGAGGATGCTCAACCACGTCATTGCGGTAAGAGCAAGGCTTGCTCACTCCATTGGTAGAGCTGGGTGCGCACGTCCGCGACCCGTGTTGCCGGCGTGCACGCGTCGGTCGCCCACCACAGGTCGCCCTCCGGACCGACGATGACCTCGGCGACCTGCCAGGGCTCGTCCGGCATGCGCCGCACCGCATAGAAGCCCGCCGTTCTCGGCGCCTCACGTGTCGCCCGCGGCCTCAACGGGGCCCAGTGGGTGACAGACACTCCGGACATCTCCTCGTCCTCGAGGATCTCGCCGTCGCGCAACCGCTCTTCTCGCCGCGCGATTTCGCGATCCGATTCCCACTCGTCCTCCAGGTACGGCGGCACGAACTCCGCCTCTCGCGCCCATGGCAATCTCATTGGTCCTCCACCCGTAGCGTTAGCACCCGGACACCGTCCATTGAGAACGTCTGCCCATAGCCAGGTCGTACGCCATAACTCGACGCACATCGCCAAGGCTGTGGATGTTCAGCCACGGCATGCCCATCTCAGCGGTGTGCGCGCGCCACGTTGCTGGCATGTACTGACCAGGTCCCGTCGCTCCTGTGCCATGACGGTTAAGCACGTCAAGGCCGCCACTTTCCTTGGCGATAATGCAGTCGATCTGACCGGAAGCCGGTGGCGAACCGGCTCCGGTTCCAACACCGCTCGCTGGTTGGGCGAGCAGTCCTTCAAAACGCAGATAACTCACGGCATCGACCCCTGGCTGCGCCGCCAGGGCATCGGCGAGGTCACCTGGATCAATCCCCACCTGATGCGCTAGCGCGACCGCATCGTCTTCCTGGGCCGCGTGAATCGATAGGGCAGCGCCGGCTACAACGCCTACGACCAATCCAAAGATTGCCCCGAACGCGATCCTTGCCATTCAGTCTCCCCTTCGCATCATGTGGTCGACCGCGACAAGCCGATGCCCTAGCCACTCAGCGACAGTGGCGATAACGCCGTTGCCGCACATCCGGTAGCGATGGCTGTCAGGGATCTCACGACCGTCAGCAGTCCAGCGTGTGTGCTCATCAGGCCAACCCATGAGGCGCTCACATTCAAGTGGCGTCAGGCGACGAACACCGCAGCCGGGCCCGCTGACAGCGGGTCCGGCTGCTATCCCTAATCCCGTACCGACTTTGATCGGCGGGCACGTATCGCCTGCATTGACGCCACGTGTTCCGCCAGTTGGTTGGAATGCGATCAGGTTGTCTGAGCAGTCGCCACGCGGACTGGAATGCCCATGATGTCCGTCGCTGGCGCGCTTCGCGCCAGCGACTACAAAGTTCTCAGTCTCGCCATCCATGCGATAGCCCGACGCGCGTGCCCTCACGGCACGCGCGTCGGGCTCAATGACGAGGTTCAGATCATCTTCGTGGTGTCGACCGGGAAGATTGCTGTTTGGGTGGCCGCCGGCCGTACGGCCGGCGGCCACATGGAGTTGCCCTGGCCATGCTTGATCGGCTCGGACGTTGCCGTGGTGACTTCCGATAGTGCCTGCAACGCTGTTAGCAGCGCTGGTGGGAGTTCCTTGCCCCGCTTCGCGGCGCGGCGCAGGATGCCCGCCGCAGCTTTCGCAGACAGCCAGTACTTGCGCGGCACGGCGCGCGTCTCCAAGACATCCGACAAGGATCGGACGACGGCGCCGCTGGGGCACTCCGAACCAGCGGCCGTCCAGTATCCGCCAGGCCACGCCATACCCTGCGTCGACCAGGGTCCGCAGAACGATGCCGAAGTCAATTCCTGGTCGCTCGGGAGGACTGGATAAAAGTCCAGGGACATTCTCAGCGGCGATCCATCGTGGCCGCAGTTCTCGCACCACCCGCGCGAACTCATAGAAGAGACCGCTTCGCTCGCCGGAAAGTCCGGCCCGTTTACCGGCCACGCTGTGGTCCTGGCAGGGCCATCCTCCGTAGACGAGATCAACACTGGCGGCAGCGAGTGCCGTTCCTCCCAGCCGTTGAGCGTCGGAGACGTGGTCGTGTCCGACCACGTCTCCGCATCGCCCTTGAAGTGCGGCCGCGTCCACTTGGCGAACATCCGTTATGCACTCCGTCTCCGGCCAGTGGCGCGCGAGCACCTCTAGGCACCAGGGATCTTGTTCGACCTGAAGCATCGTGCGGATGCTGGCTCGGTCGAAGCCGATTTCAAAGCCACCCGCACCACTGAATAGTGAGACGGCCTTCATTACGCACTCACCGCGGGACTCAGCACGTAGGCGACCACAAAGATGATCACCGCGGCGGCCACCATCAGAATCCACAGCAGCACTTCGCCCCCGCCGCTTTCGTCGCGGGTCATGGCTTCTGCACCGCTTCCTTGAAGCCATCCATGAGGCGGTCTTCCATGAGGGCTCGAACACGTTTGAACTCCGCAGTCGCGGCGTTGCCTGCCGGCTCAATCTCCGAGTCGGTGTACGCCTTACAGCTAATGTCGACGCCGCGCGTGGACGTCTTCACTTCGACGCTGCTGACGCGCTCCGAGGATCCCTTCCCCTGCGCATCGAGCGTCGCATTGATCTGCTGGAGCTGGTCGAGGATTGCCCCGAGCGTGTCCTCCAGGGATGGGCGATAACGGTTGCGCACCGATGCTGGCTGCTTGTCGAAGTCTTCGGTGTGGATGTCAGGACTCTTGTCGCCGGCCATGATCGCGGCTGCCGTCGCGTCCCGCTGCCATCGCGCGGCACCACCGTCACTCATCGGATGACCCCTGAACGCTTGGTGAACGCGACGTCATCGGCGATCCACTCGACCTCTTGCTCGCTCAGGTCGGAGCCGTCGAGGACCTCGCCGGAGTCATGCATGTTGAGCGGCTGCGCGCCAATCACCGCGAGCGCCTCTTCGCTCTCCCGCTGGCGGTTCCACTCCTCGTTCTGCGCAGCTCGAGCTACGTCGCGTTCAGCTCGTTTCTGCTCCTCGCACGCCTTGTGCGAGTAGTTGTCCCAGTCGAGGAGCGCGATCTGGCAATAGCCACACACGCGCGGCTGCGGGTTGACCGCGCGACGGATGTTCAGCGTTTCCGACTCGCCGAGCTGCACGCGGACCTGCGCGGTCGCACGCGCCATCAGCACGATAGTGACCTGCTCCGGATCCTCACCATCTCCGACCTCGGCGGTGTAGGACACCTCAGTCTGTTGGTGGCCATAATTACCATCTGAAAACATCTTCGAAACGCGGACGCTGACCGTGGTGACCTTCATGCCGCCGCCCCAGTTGGCTCACTCGCGCGAAGCGAACTCTCAGAGACCCCGAGGATGTCCGCAGACATTGAGAAGAAATTCTCAGGCGGAGTCTCTTTGCCGTTCAGCCAGCGGCTGATCGTCGCCTCGCCTATTCCAAGACGTCGCGCGAGTTGGGCCTGGCTCATCCTCGGGACCTGATTGCGCAGTGCCGCTTTGATCGGATGCATTCGCTCCTCCTCTTACTGCTGCATGCAGATTACCTTCCTGAGCCATACAGAGTCAACCGTTCACAATTTCCATATGTAACAATCTTGACACTGCAAGGATTCGGCAGTAGGCTGCATGAAACAGATGCAGACCCCATTTGGCCAATGGTTGACTGAAAAGCTCGATGAACGTGGCTGGATCGCTGCCGACCTGACCAGAGCATCCCAGACGCCCGACAACCCCCGCGGACTCGATTCTGGCCTCATCAGCCGCTGGTTACGCGACGGGCCCCTGGCGGCCACCCCGACCCACGCCGAGACGCTCAGCCGTCTGGCGCACGCGTTCAGGGTCCCCGACAGCGAGGTCTACCGCGCCGCCGGTCGCCTCCCGCCCGACATTCCGTCGAACCCGATCCAGAGCGAGCTCGAAGAGCGTCTGCACCACCTCGGCACGATCCTGAGCAAGTACCCGCGAGCGTTCTGGCTCGCCGTGATTGAGGCGAGCGAACACTTTGCCGAATCGACGACGCCCCCGCCTTCACCCCCGGTTAGCGCCACCAAACCACACGTACTTAACGCGCCCAGTAGGTCGCTAACTACGGCCACTTCGCGTCGCCGCAAGCGGTTAACGGATTCACAACCCGCCTTTGTGCCCGTCTCTCTCGCCGCCTGATGCGCACGTAACGCGATTGTGACTCGACGGCCCCCGTCAATTCCCCTAGACGGGGCGGTACCGAAGACTGCCGATCCTTCTATCTTCCGCACCCTGAACGGGAGGAAGATCGTGGATCTGTATGACGCAGCTTCGTACCACCAGTTAGCGCTCAACGCCGCAGGCAAGTCGCCGAACACCCTCAAGCTGTACCTGCTGTACGAGAAACGCTTTCTGGAATACCTCAACGCACGTCATATCGCCGCCGACCTGGACGCGCTGAACCCACTCTACGCACGCCAGGCCGTGCTCTGGTTTCAACAGCGCCGCGTTGGCACCCGCGGCGGCGTGTCCGCAACCGCGATGTTCCTGAACGTGCTCAAGACCTGGGCGTCGTTCCTCGAAGCGGAAGGCGTGTGGGCCGACTCGCCATTACGCCGCGTGCAGCGGGTCAAGGTGAGGAAGCTCGAGCGCCAGCCGTACACGCGAGCCGAGTGCAACGCGCTGTTGTATTCGTGCTCAGCCAGCTCGTCGCCGGAACGCGACCGATTCCTCGTGGAGCTGCTGCTCGGGTCGGGCGCGCGGATCGGCGAGGTGACCGGTCTGCGGCTCGGCGACGTCCGCTGGGATCGACGCACGATCCGCGTCCTCGGCAAGGGTAACCGTGAGCGGACGGTCCCGATCGGCGACCCCGAGCAATCCGACGGTGGGCCGGTCTGGCGCTCGTGGCGTGTGTACCTGAAGGTGCGCGCGGCGCAGGTCGATCGGATGCGCGGGCGCGCGCACGACCAGCTCTTTCTGACCCTGGCCGGCTACCCGCTGACCGCGGAAGGCGGTGCCGACGTCATCCGTCGCCTGGGTGGATCCGTCGGCGTCGAGGGTGCCCTTCCGCATCGTTTTCGCCACACCTTCTGCACGGTGTATCTGACGCGGTACCCGGGCGACGAGATCGGCCTGCGCCGCATCGTTGGCCACCTGTCCAAAGCCGTGCTCGCCGACTACGTCCATCTCGCGAACGCCGAGATCGCGCTGCGTGCCGGCCACGGGTCGCCGATGAGTGTCTGGCTTACTGAGAAGATTCGCTAGTCGTTTCCTGATCGGCCCAGGCGCGCAGCACGCGAATCAGTTGGGTGTTGAGACTCCGCCCCTCCCGCGCGGCCAACATTTTTGCCGTTGCAAGCAGGTCCTCAGGAAAGCGAACGGTACGGTGCAGTCTGGAGAGCGCTGGGTCACGCGGCGCACGTGGGCGCACCCCGTCTCCTTTGAGTTTGTTGCATAGCGAATGTGCTGGTTGCAGATTGGGCATCGTGTCCAAGCCACCCTTGGCCCGCGCAATGACGTGGTCGATCTCCATATCGCCCCGCGCCACAGGTGTTCGGCAGATCCCACATAGTCCGTCGGCGCGTTCCCACAGGAAGTCGCGGAGCGCGTCAATCGTTGCCACGCTCAGGCCTCTTGGCAAGTGCCCATGTCAGTAGCCATTTGACGGCAGCAGCCCTCGACTCAAAGCGCTGACTAAAACGGAACTCGTCGAGTTGGGCAATCAATTCGGGAGGTGCGACGAAGTTGAGAACGGGGGGCTTTTGTGACATATTGCCAGTATAGACGACCACGTAGCCATTGTCCATACGTCTTGTATCGGCTATACTCACTGCATGAGCCAGACAGTACCAGGGACTGAACCAGTACTCGAACGACTCGGCGCGATGATCGCCACCCTCGCTGGCGCGGTCGCCGCCGCCGACCTGTACCTCAACTCGTACGACACCTCGGCCCCGTCGCGCATCAAGGCCGAAACCCGCCTCGTCATCGAAGAGGCAATGGCGCTCATCAGACCACGGTCATGAGCGACAGCATGGACATCGCGGTAGCGACCGACCACTTACGCGAAGTCCGACGAACCCTCCAAGCCATCAATGGCTGCCCCTTCAACCTTCCGGACTACGAATTAGATTCGGCCATCGACATGTTGACTCGCCTCGCCAACAACGCAGCCATCATCCGCCACGAAGCCGTCGTCGCCAAGGCGCGCGCACTCAAAGCGAAGCGCGCCTTTGATCGCGACATGAGAAAGGCTCTCCGCTCATGAGCCGCAAGCCCTGGATCCAAGCTCGCAACCCGAACGTCTTCGTCATCCTGTGCTCCCAGTGCGGGCAGCACCACGACCGTCGCATCGCCTGCGGCACACTCGGGAAGTCGGTCTCGAAGTCATGACGTACCAAACCCTGACTGTCGGCAAGACTGTCGCCGAACGCCGCGTGCAACGAGCCGAGGTCCTGGCATCGAACAGCCGCCAGTGGATCGCTTGTTCGACTCGATTTGCCGGTTCAGCTCGCGGCGAATCGGTGGTGTGGGCCATCCCGTCGCAGTCGGTGCTCGGCCTGTGGCACCTCGCTACGGACCAGGGATGCGGATGCCACGATGCACGGCGCCGCAGCGGTCGCTGCAAGCACCAACTCGCAATCCGATTGGTCCTCGCACAACATGGGCTCCGCCCCGAAGAGCGGACAAACAGCCGTCGCAACGGACATGTCAACGGAAAGGTTCTGCCATGACCCACCCCACTCGCACCCGTCCGCATTGCCAGGGGTCGGACCGGAGAACGCATCGAACGTGCAGCTATCTGGCGGCAAGACGGACTCGCTGTCACTCGCGGACTGGCCCCCGATACGGGCTACACCATCACCCACGTTGAGAGCGGCTACGCGCTGGTCATCAACATCCCGACCCAGGCTCGCGCTCGTAAAGCCGCAGAGCGCTTCCTGTCACTCGGGAATTGGAACGTATCGCGTACCACCCTCCTCAAAAATAGCGCCATGAAAGTCGCCTCGCGTGAACTCAAAGCTGAGCTGCGGGCCGAAGGGATTTTGTCATGACTGTCGATATCAGCGTTGCCCACCTCGGCGACCGCTCCGTCTTCATGCCGTTGACAGAGCACGGCGCGCGCTGGCTGAACACTCACATCCAGGGGTACATGTTCAGCGGGCGCGCGGTCGTTTCCTACGCCTCCGCCGACCTGACCCAACGCCTCCGCGACGCAGGACTGGTGGTCGCGTGAGCATACCGATGACCTTCGCTGAGTGGATGACCGCCATCGCCCAGACGTACTGGGACATCAACTACCCCGAGTTTTGTCGTCGTGCGGGGTTCTCGGAAGATGACTATTCGGACGACAAGTGGCACACGTGGCTCGCACTCGCCAAGTGCCTCAAAGCGTTCGATGCGGGCACGCTCGAAAGGATCGTGCAGCCGTGACTGACTTCAAGGCTTGCCCTGGCACACGCCAGCCTACTGTCAAACGCTACAAGATCAAGCCAACATATCGAACCGGCGACTACGCCGATCGCTACGGCCGCGGTCACTGCTCCGTCTGCGGTAAAGACGTCACCTGCCATAAAGACAAGTCTGCGGTACGCCACAAGGCCACCCAATGACCACCCAGCCCCACAGCACCATCATCGCCGCGCTCGCGGCCTGCCGTAAAGCCTTCCAAACGAAACTCGACACCGGCGCCTGCATGCATGACCGCAGTGATTGGAAAGCGCTCCACACCGCGACCGTCATCGCCCTCGCCGCAGCCAAGGAACAGCGCGCTGAGGTACTTCGACTCAAGAGATTGGTGCATCAGGCATTCGACGCTATCGACAACCACCCGTCCCAGCCGAAACGGTTCGTGAAATATCCCTGCGCTGACTGTGGCGAACCGGTCTCTAACGCGGGCTTCGCCCGCCGATCGCACGAGCGCGGCACCATTCACCGTGCTGCTCTCGACGCTAAAGCGCGGTCGACAAGCTGATGGCCCGCGGCGTCAAACGCGACTCGCCACGCGACCTCCAGATCCGCATCGGCGCCGCGCTCGACAACATCGAAGACCTCAGAGCCCAGGTTGTCACTCGCGAACGCGCCATCGAAGCCGAACGCCGCCTGATCACCGAACTCGAGCGCCGGCTTGCCGAAATGGAAACTGCCGCAGACACCTAACGCGCCTGCGGCAGTCCGGTCACCTCAGATCAAAAAGGGAGATCATCGAGGTTCACTGGTGCCAGCGCGTCGGCCGGCTCCGTCGTGCGTCGAGCCCGCTCGTTCGCTGCATGGACCGGCTCGCCGCGACTCGCGTACTCTGCCGACCCGCTCGTTGGCGCGTCTCGAGGAGATAAATTGGTCACCTCGTCGCACCACACGTTCAGCCCAGCCCGCGGCTCGTTCTCACGCGACATGTACGCGTCGATCGACAGGTTCCCAATCACGTGGACCCTCGACCCCTTCCCCAGCTTCCGCGCGTACTCGAGCTGCCGACCCATGACCGTCACCCGATACCAATCCGTGTGGTCGGTGCACTCGTCCGACTGTGGCACCTTCCGCCGCTCGTTGACCGCGACATTGAACTGTAACCGCTCTTTGCCATCCTGCGTAAATCGCGACTCAGGATCGCTGCCGAGATTGCCAATCAACATGATCTTCTGCATGACTTGAATTCCCTCGCCCGCCAGATGCACGGGCCCGTTTTGTTCGTCCTCAATCGATGAACCGACGCGATCCTCTCCTCCCCTCGACAGAGCCTGCCGACCGAAGTGATACAAGTCACGGACCCTGGAAGCGGGTCGCTGTCAAGGCCGAAGAGCGGAGACGGGAAGGGGCCCCGCGCTCTTCGGAACGTGGGGTAGGTTCCCGCCGGAGCGTGCCTTGACTGGACCCGCTGGAAGGCGTCACCCTACACGATCACTTCTGGTCGTCAGGCGCCCACACGCGCCACACTGGCGTACGCACGAACTCCTCCTCGTACCCAACCGGATTCCAGTTGACTGCCTCCGAGTCGGTCACCCCGTACTCAACCAGCAGCACCCCGGCGTTCTCGTCCAGGTCGACCTCGAGCACCGTCATGTCGTCGCTCTTCACGGCGTCAGCCACATCCCCCATGCAGCGCTAGCACCGGCAAGAGCAAAACAATGGCGATCACACCTAAAACGATCATGATCACGCTCAACACCGTCGCCTGCACTATCGTGTTCCGCTGTTCTCGCTTGAATTCCTCGTCATTCATGGCGCCACGTCCGCGTACTGCGCATGCCCCGTCGGCAGCTCGCCCCGCTCCCGAGCATGTCGACGCCTCAAGTTCTCAGCCCGCGTACACGCCTCAAGATGATCAACGCACGCCTTGATGTCGCACACGTGGTCGACCGTCCACCCCTTCTGCATCACCCCGTGCTCCCACTCGCAGATCAGTCGATGCGCCTGCTCGTACTTGCGCCTCGTCGGCACCCACACCCGCGGATACCCGTCAACGTCGAAATTCCCGACCCACGTCCGCCAGCCATCCTTCACCTTTACGTGCCGATACACCATGCCTCGAAGATCTTCCTCTGGTTCCGTCCCTCCGTTACCTTCCGCAGTCGGTTCCATCTCGACGGCGGGTTCCTCCGCAGGTCCCTCCGCGAGCACCTTGACGTTGACCTCGAGCACGTACGGCAGCGCGATCCGCGCCATGCCCCACCTCCCATCCATGCGGTCAACCGGCCGCACGCGATACGCGCACTCGCCCGTCCCGAGCCACATCAGGTCGTCGCGCATGACCGTCGGCGTACCGCTGGCGAACTTTCCGAGGGTGACGTTATTAATTCGATGATCGTTTTCAGAACGCGGGACCTTGAGCGGAAACAACCGACTCAACGCGTCCGCGTCGTCGGGATCCCCCTGCGCCAGGATGACCTGCCAGGCCGTCTCCTGAAGCACCTGATTGCCGAGACCGTGCACCGCAGCTTCGAGCTGGCTCAGCCCGTGCGCAGCAACGACCACCCCGACCCCCGCGTCTCTCGCCCGGGCGAGCAGCGGCTCGAGGTGACGCGCGTGCTTGCCGAGCGCGCCAACCTCGTCGACGACGAGTAAGCAGGACGTCCCGACCGGCACCGCGGTACAGGCCCGCTGCAGCGCAACGAGCGCCCACGCGCCGATGATGCGCGCCAGCGACGGGTAGCGCCGACTGTCCAGGCTGACGAGCAGCGTCGTCTTGCCCTGCACGACATCCTCGAATCGAGCCGCGTCGATGCCCGCACCCAGACTAGGGCCGGCGGCAGAGTCGAGCAGTCTCGTCACCCGCATGAGCGCCGTCGCCATGCCGGACAACTCCGTTACAGACGCGGCCGCGAGCTCTGCTTGCCAGATCGGCACCCGCGGCCTACGCTGATTCCGCTTCAGCGCGGCGGCCAGCATGGTGGGGTTGAGCAGTGCTTCGACTGCTTCTAGCGTTGGAGGGGTCGCCTCCCAACGCAAGAGGTGACCGATCCACTGACACGCTCGGGCGGCCGCCTCGCTGAAGACTTCCGCCGGGCCCTCGTGGCGCGCGGCTTCGGTGAGCTGCTCGGCCAGTACCGTCGGGTCAGGGTCCAGCAGGTCGAGCTTGAGCCGCCCGCCGATCGTCCACACCAGGCCGCCCGCGGCGGCGATCGCCTCCTGCATCGCCCGCGAGCCCTTCGCGTCGATGACGATGCACGGGCCGATGCTCGCGTGTCCCTGGACGAGGAGGCTGAGTAACGTGGTTTTGCCCGAGCCCGGTGCGCCGAATACCGCGCCATGGTGGCCCAGCTCGCGGCGAGAAAGACTGACCGTCTCGAGCGCTGACCGATAACCGATCCCGACACGCCCATGCCGATGCCCGATGCCATGCCGCGCGCGTGCCGCCGCGATCCAGCCGGGTCGCCTCACGGTTCAGAGATAGCCATAGCACGGTCCATCCGCGAACTTGCGCTCCACCTCGTGCAGCACCTGCTTTGCCAACCCTTTGATATCAATGACCTGATCGATGAGCACGTCCCTCACTGTCTGCTGACACCAGACCCCATCGCTCAACCGCGTGAACCGGTAACCGGTCCAGTGCCCGTCGTTACTATGCCGTGTCTCAATCTGGAAGCCGGGTGGCCGTAGGCTGAAAATCACAGCAGTAAGCGGGTTGAACTGTGGATGTGCCATCAGTGCAGCGGAACAATCTGAGTCGAGTAGATCGTTGCGGTTTTGCCTGGTGCCTGGTCGATGACGTCGATCTCAATGCTCGACGGCCTGCTCTCCCGCGGCCACAGCACGAGCAGGACCACGATCACGAGCGCCAGAATGGTCGCTATCAGCATCCACTGCTCGCGCGTCCAGGTCGCAACGTTCAGGTTCATAGGCCGATGTAGAACATCGTGCGCGTATCGCGCGACCGGTCCCGCGGAATCTTCAGCTTCGTCCTCGGCACCCTCGCAGCCCGATACATCAGCCAGTACAGGCCGACGCACACGATCCCCAGTACGACAAGCCCTATCACGACACGCCCTCCTTCCTGATCGGAATCGGCTCGGCCTCGACCACCGGGTCTGAGTGGAAGGCGGCATGCTCCCGAGCGCTGAGCCGATCGAAAAGATCGAGCCAGACCCGTCGCAGTCCGCTGACGAGTAGTCCTGTCCCGATTCCCGCGCGACGCACCATCCCTTTCTCGTCGGCGCTCAACTCGAGCGCGTCCGCCACCTCGGCCAACTCCCGCGGTTGCTGCGCTCCGCACCACCACGCGTCGCAGTTGCCCTGCACCGCGCGGCCGACAGCCGTGCCGAACCATGACGACGGTCGCTGGGTCAGCACGTGAAAACTCTGTCCCCAGTGCCGCGACCGCTGCACTGCCTGACGCATCGCTCGTTCACCCGCGGGATCCTCAGACACCGTGATCGCCTCGTCGACAAACACGATCGACCTGCCCGGATGCGCCAGCATGTGCTGTTTGATCACATTCGTCCACGCCGCGAAGATCGCCCCGACGTGAGCCTCGTCGACCTCGCTCAGGTCAAGGATGACTACTCCGTCGTCGCGATGCAGCACGATCTCGCGTGCGTCCCGCGCGTCTCGCGGCGTGAGCTTCCGCCCGCCGAGGTACTCGAGGAAGCGTCCGCAGTGCTCATGTTGCTCGTCCTGGTCGATGCCGAAAATACGGATGCCTTTGACGAGGTGCAACCGTGACGTCAGGATGTGGAACCCCATACCCTTGCCCGCGTTCGTCGCGCCGTACCAGCTCATGTGGGGTCCCTTCGACGTCGACACGTACGGCGTGAAGATGCACGGCCGATTGCCCGCGTTGCCCCACGGCACGCCGTTCGGTAGCTGTAGATAGCCATCCGACCACGGGTACGTCCGCGACACGGTCCGTGTGTCGACGAGGTGCGTCCGCCCCGTCATCGGCTTCGTTCGTACCGGGTCGAGCTGCAACAACCCATCTCCCTGCTCCCAGCGCAGGTTGTGGAGCTTGCCGCCGAGGGTCTTCACGTAGTCCTCGGTCTTGCGCGACCGTTTCCGCACATCCTGCCGCGACGACCCGCGAACGAGCACCGTCACCGCGACGTTGAACGGCTTCGTGTAGCGGTGCTCGAGCGCGTAGCGCAGGTCGGTCAGTTGCTCGAGCGCGACCATCCGCGCGGCAGACGGATTCGACGTCTCGAGTTGCCTGATCTTGACGTCGACGACCCACGCTTTCACGTACGTCTCGTTCTGTGGCACCACGTCGATCGCGATATCGAGCGCCTCATCACCGGCGAACAGCGGAGACGCCCAGTTGGTCAGAATCGCCGCCGGAAACTGACCGAGCGCGTACGCCCGTGTCCACCATCCGTCGGCCTGCACCTCGGTCGTGCCCTCTTCCATGACTTCCGGTCCGTCGCGTGCCTCGGTCGCCTGCGGGTTCCACGTGAGCGTTCGCAGCAGCGGCACGTCCTCAGCCGGTACTCGCGACGCCTCGAGGTGCGCCTGCCGCAGCGCCTTCTCGAGCGCGGTCGTCCGAAACGCCAATTCCGACTCGTTCTGTGCCGGTACGACAAGCAACCTGTCGCGATCGATCAGACTGTGTTGCGCCAGCTCGCTCTCGAACCACGCGCCGAGATCGCGGGCCACCTCGAGTGGATGATTCCGCAACGCCTCGACGACCGGCAGCGTCGTCAGCGGGCGCCCGCGGATGACAATCTTGATCGGGTGCGTCAGCCCGTTGAGGATGGCGCCCCACTGAGCGCGCGCCTGGTGCCGCGCCTCGTCGCTAGCCGTCTCCAGGTTGATGGTTGGCATGCGATAGATCGCGACTGGCGTCGCCGGGCTCGTCGGCAGTTGCGCGCGATAGGTGCGCTTGACGAACCTCAGCGCGGCGAAGGTGCCATGCTCGGCCGGCGGCTTGAGCCACCAGGCCGTGTACGGCGAGATGAGTAGCGGCGGCAATAGCGCGGCGCCGATCGTCGGCGGCAGCAATCCGTTCGTCGCCTGCCAGGCCGTGTACCCGAGGGGTATCCCGAGGAACACGCCCGCGTAGAGCGTCGGCATGAGAAATCGGGCCGGAAATGGCCCGATGCTCTGCTGCGTCTCGAGATGCGAGGGTACTAAATAATGCTGCTCGCCAGACGATTCTTCAGCCATGACCGATCAGGGCAGTCCGAAGACGCCTTTCAGCCACAACCCGAGCGCGCCACCACCCCCGACAAGGAAACTCCCGCCGAGCGACGCCATCAACAGTTTTTTGATGAACCCGCCAATATGCATGTCGAAGATGGAAAAATAGAAGGCAAGACCGCCGAAGATGATCGTCATCGTCAGCAGTCCCGCGCCGAGCAGCGCGGCGCCCGTGGCAATGGCCGTAAACGCGGTAACGAGTGGTGTAACTGGCATCGAACGTCCTCCAGTTCAGTCGTAGTTGTTGAATCGATGCGTTGCGTTGGCGGCCTGCATCGCGGAGTAGGACCGCATGGCCGCGGCTTGAGATCCTGCCGATATCGCTGCTCCTCCCACACCTCCGAATACGACCGCACCGGATCTGACCCCGGCCCCGAGCACGCCGCCAAGCGACGCGCCCGGCGTGCGCGCCAGCCAGTCGACGAGGTCGGCCGCCGCGATGAATGCCGCCCCGGCACCTAAAAACGCAAGGATGCCTGGCGTGAGCACCGCGATGCCCCACCCGATCGCAACCGCGGCCGTCGCTAGCACAACGCCCATCAGCCGCCCGACAAACTCGCGTGTCCACAGCGATGTGACCCACGCGCCCTCAGGGATGAACCCGGCGATGATCGCGACGGGTGCCCAGGCGATCGCGACAGCGACGTGCACGACGTTCGACAACAGCTTGAGACACAGCCTGATGCCGAGCACGAACATCAGCAACAGGCTGAACGCGAAACTGAGCGGGTTGCCCTGGTTGACCTGCGTCGGGATCGTCGCGGTGATGCTCGCGAACGCCGTCGCGGTGATCGATTGCACCGCGGCCTGCTCGATGTCGATGGCGTGGCCGATCCCCCATGGCAGCAGCGACAGTATCGCGATCGACTTCACGATCCGCCCGAGTGCTTCGTCGAGGATGCCACCTCCACCAACGATGCCGCGGTAGTACGTACGCAGCCCGAGCAACACGATAGACAGCACCAGGCCGGCTGCGGCGATCTGGGTGCCCGCGGCAAAGAGCGCCGCTACGGGCGGGAACTGATCGGTGAGCGCGTGCGGGATGTCGACCAGGGTGACCTTCAGAATGGCCAGGAACATCTGCAGCAGGGCCGTGTAGAGCGCGTCGGTGAGCGCGCCGAAGATGGTGGCACCGATCATCGGCAGGTTCTGACTGACGCCGGTCCAGATCGCCGCGCCGATGACGTCGAGCTGGCCGATGAGCGCCTGCCAGAAGCCGTTGAAGTTGATCTGAATCGGTCCCGTCGACTGCGCGAATTGATCAGGCATCCTCAACCCTCCTGGTGACGGTACGCGGTTTCCAGACCGCGACTCGGCGCCGTGTCATGAGCCAACTCAACGCTGCGACGATGACGATGATCGCGGCGAGCCCCTCGAAGAAACCGCCCCAGTCCCAGTGACCCTCAATCGGTGGGATCGTCGCGCCGGCGATGACCAGCGGCGTGGGAGTCGCCGTAGAGGTCGCTTGCAGGGTCCCTGTGGGGGTCGCCGTGCGCGTGCCTGTCGGGGCGACCGTGGGCGTAGACGTCGCTAGGGGCGTGCCTGAGAGCGTTGACGTGGGCAATGGCGTGTAGGTCGGGTACGGCGTATAAGTTGGTTGTGGGTCGATGGCACTGGCCGGTGCTTCGGGGGCGCTCGGCTGCGGACGTGGCGGCGGGGGCAGTACTGCGAGCGAAGTGGGAGGCGCAGCAGGAATGGGAGTACGCGTTGGCTCGACGGACGGTTCCTCAGACGCTTCGTCTGCTGTCACGTCTGTCATTGGATCTGGACACGGCAGCGGCACGTAGACGTCCGGATCGTCTTCCGACTCGACGAACACGATGTCTCCGTTATCGTCTACTTGCCAGCAGGGGGCGTCGGTCGGCGTCGGGGTCTCGACCGATACGGGTTCGCTCGTCGGGGACGGGGTGGACGTCGCTACCGCGACCGGTACGAGACTCGCAGTCGCCCTCGTCGTTGGGGTTGTGGTAGGGCACTCAGGTCGCCTCTGCGCGATGCAGTTCGCCGTCTCAGCCGTCGCGTGGGTCGCAACAGTCGCGGTCCTGTCGGCTCGGATCTGGTCGTCATTCTGATCGGCCCCAAAGAGCCGCACGGCCAGGAGAACCGTGATGACTGTTGCAGGCATATTGCGGTATGCTAACGCAACCGTGCCGGGGTGTTACAAGTGACAAACGAAACTGTTGCGGTTCCGGGCCTTGCCTGGCGGCGACAGCATCTCTTCTTTTCGCAGACAGAGCTCGCGCGCGTGTCCGGGATCACCCGTCAGACCATCGCGCGCCTCGAGGGTGGCGACCGCGCCGCGCCGCGAACCGTCCGCAAGCTCGCTGAGGCGCTAAATTGCGAGCCTCAGGAGTTGACGTTGCAGCTATCCGCTAGCGGTAGGACTGAATAGGTCTAAGTTAGGGATGACAAAGCTGGCCTGTTTCAACTGTGAACGCTGTACGTGGAACCCCGGCGCGGACTGCGGCAAGCGCGAGCACTCGCACTGCGAGAAGTGCGGACACTGCATCGGTCGTCACGTCTCCGTCGCCCTACCGCTTGATAACGATAAGAGGCACTTAGCAGGCCCAGAGGTGGATATTGCCCTGCCCGAGGCGATTGGCGAGCGCGAGTTGTCCCTTGAGGTTCGCGGTCGCAAGGATCGGGATCAGGTTCGCATCTACTCCGGTCGCGCGCATCTCAGCGAACGCTGGTGTCGGCCACAGGTTCGGGCTCGGGTACGACGCCGCGGTCTGAAGCCCTCCGTAGACCTCGAGCGCGAGCGCGCCGCACCCCGCGGCCAGATTCGGCAGGCTGTTGCGGAACGCACCCAGTCCCCATCCATTCGGCACGACCGTTGCCGACACGTTGCCGCTCAGCGCTTCCTGGTCGGGTAACGCATTCCAGAACGTCGACCACCACGCGTCGATCGCGGCAGGATCGTCGCCGAGGGTCCAGAACGAATCGGGCTCGAAGTTCGCCGAGTAGTACCCGGATGCTGCCGCGAAACCTGCCGCCAGCTCGGGACTGGACTGATCGACCGGTACGCCCCACGCGCCAAAGCCGAGTCCGGCGGCCTCAACGGCAGCCCTGATCGGGCCAACGTCGGCCGGTGACGCGACGCACATGTCGGTCGGCAATGACTGGCGACACTGCGTCTGCGGCCACTGTCCGAAGTGCGTCGGCAGCAACAGCGACGGCGCAGCGTTGACCGAAGCGGCGAGGTTGCGCACGGTGTCGATGGCCGAGGTGAGCGACCCGAGCGCGGTGAAGGGTGTTATCCAGACTGTCAGGGACCTGTTCATGATGAGGAAATCCTCCGTAACCCCGCTTCCGGAAGGTGCTGCGCCCAGAACCGTCGCCACCAGAGCAGTCCGTTGAGCGCGCGCTGGTCCTCGACCATCATGCGGTGAGCGCTGCAGGTGGTGTTCCGATAATCCCCTTCTTCGCTGTACGTACAGTCGCAGAAACGATCGACAGCCGCCATGAGCGCGATGGTCTCGTCAGGCGTGCCGTGAAAGATGGTCTGCTCGCGTATAAAAATCACGCGGACGGAACAACCGTCCTCCCCCACCAGTAATGCGACAGCACCGCGAGGAACGCGACGAGCGCAATAAGGCCGACAAGGGGGTCCGGCCAGCTAATGTGAAAGATGAACTGCAGCAGCCACGGCAACCCGTACCAGACGATGGCGAACGCCAAACACGCAAGCGCGATGCGGAGCAGCCACTGGATCCAGGTCACGACAGGTCCTCCTTATGACGGGGCGTACGCGACCCAACCGAACGTCACGTTGGATCCCGCGTTCCCGTTGTGGAAATAGATCTCGAACCCGGTCGTGGTCACCAACCGCACGACCGCGGGGAAATCGTTCTTTGGGTCGCCGCCGATAATCTGCTGATTCACCACGACCACCGGTGTGGACACGAACGGCGTGCCAAACGTGATCAATCCCGTGCCCTGGTCACCTCCGCCGGCGGGCGCAACGGTCTTTAGCCCGTATTCCACGTGCCCTGGGCCAGGAGGTCCGGTTGCCCCCGCAGGTCCGGTCGCTCCCGCGGCACCGGTCGCGCCCGTGGCACCAGTAGCGCCGGTCGCTCCCGTCGGGCCGGTCGGTCCCGCGGGCCCTGTTGCCCCCGTCGCGCCCGCCGCGCCGTTTGCCCCGACGTGCAGTGGTGTGTAGGTCATACCGCCCTCCGAATGGTCAGTAGAACGCGTCTCGCCCTACTGTCTTGGCGAATGCGAGGACAGCGGCATGAGCCTGCTCCTCCGTATCGAACGTGCCAAGGTAATAGCGTTGCTCGTCCACCTCGAGCCGGCCCATCCATCGCTTGTGGTTCGGGTGCACTCCACGAAACCGCGAGCGTGTGCCCGTCCGTTTGGAACTGTTGAGTTGATTGATTCCGGTTCCGTCGCGGAGATTTGAGCGACGGCAGTTGTGTGGATCAAGATCGATATGATCAACAGTCTTGACCCCCGGCATCAGCATGCGATGTAGATACTCGTCCCGACCCTTGAGTCGCGTTCGTGCGTAGCCATCGCTGTTGTTTTGCCAGAGATGTTTCGCTAGGGACGGAAAGTCGGCGAGATCCACAATCCAACGCACGCCATGCGGGTCGCTGAGAACTCCTACTTCGCCCTCTATGAAGTTCCGCGCACGGAGACGCTCGAAGAATGGGACCTGTCCCCTGGCTGTCGCGTAGTAGCAACGCGCGCACATTCCGCGACAATAGGCCGCTCGTTCTCTGCATCGAGCACACATCATGTCTGCCTGCCGCATACAGGAACATCATACTGCTCTCCATTACTCAGCAGGCACGCCAATTAGCTCCATCTGCCTTGTAGGTCATCGCGTCGCCAGGCAACACGACGCCATCCATGACAAGTCCGGTGCTGAGATTGACCGAGCCGCCGATCACTCCGCCCGAGGTCGAGTTGACCGTCGTCGTGCCGATGACCGCGCCGACCGTAATCGGCCGATTGGTCGTCGTCGCGTCTGGCAGGGTGACGACCACGCCGGCGTTGCACCACACGAACATGATCCCCGGCCCGACCACGTAGTTGATTGCCGTCGCGACCCAGGCCGCGGCGTAAAGCTGCTCGAGCGTGACGGTGCCGGTGCCCGCGTAACCGCCGACTCCGTGGACGTGGTTGCCCTCCGCGGCGATGCCTGCGCCGGATCCGATGTCGACGATCGGCGTCTGAGCTGCCCCGCCCGCGCGCGACACTTTGGCGCCGGTGTGGTCGACCGAAAACAGCGGCGTGACTCCGTCTGGTGCGTAAATGATGACGCCGCGACCTGACGGGTCGGTGTTTTTGATCGTGTACGCATACGCGATCGGGTCACTGACGGTTGTCGCCAGGGGCGTGTTGCGGCGCGCGGTCAGCGCGTCGATGATCTGCTGGATGTCTTGCGCGGCCGCCGGAGTCTTGCCGAAAACGACGTCGTCGAATGATGGCATCTAGGACCATGACCTCCCGCTGTCCCACGGCACGCCCGCGTCGTACCCGAATGGTGGCCCGGCTGCGACACCGAAGACCGACATCGTGACCGCGATACTCAACACGCGGCTGCCTGTTTCCACCGCTTCAACCTCTGACGGGCCTTCGATCTTCAGCACGCGCACAATCAGCGCGCCCCCCTCCGCGACCAGGCGCACGCGGTTGCCGCTGCGCGATAACGCGGCAAGCTTGGCAACCTGATTCTCAGACCCGCGGGAACTGAGCGCCCCGGATCCGTAGCGTTCGTCCCGTCCGAGCTGCAGCACGTAGCGGCGCACCTCGCGCACATCCGGATTCGGCAGCCAGCGCACGCTGACCCGGCGGGTGATGGCCGGCGACGTCGGGGCGCTCGACAGGTCAATCCGAAACGTCGGGCGCTCGGTGATGAACGCGGCGCCAACCGGCACGAGCGCGCGCGGTCCACTGGTGAACGTGCCGAGTTGGGTGAACGAGCCCGACGTCCCTTCCTTCGCCGCGCTGACCTTGACGTTGTTGCCGCCAGTCAAATTCTCGGACATGACAAGGACTTCTTCGATGTCCTTATTCATCGCATCATCCCCGCCATCCTCCGACGGCAGGATGACGTAGCACGAGGTCGCGAAACGGCGCGCGCGCCCCGACTTGAGATCGCCGTACGGCGTGGAGTACGCGAGCGGAGCCCAGAACGCCGACACCGTGCCGATGTTGTTCTGGCCGAACATCCACAGCCGCGGTCCGTCCGGCGCGAGTCCGGTGATGTGCATCGCGGTGACCTTGAACCCGCGCAGCACGATCGGTGCGACGTTCCACACGAACGGCCCGAGCTCGGGACCCCTGATCGCCTCAACGCCTGCAGCTTCGCCAGGCATACGGCCGATCAGTTGACCGGAGGACGCCTCGCGCCCCCACATGACCCAGGTGACGTTGTTGATGGGGTCGTACTGCGAATAGATCAGGTAACTGCCGCGCGACAGGAGCGCGGTGCCATACCCCGCGACCGGCGTCTCGTTGGGCAGCAGCGTCATCGGCGTAATCGGCTCGCCGATCGCGTACTGGGTGCCCGCGACCGCGACCCGATACAGGTCGTAGCCGGCGGAGCAATACGCCGTGCCGCTTTTGGTGAGCGCTGCCAGACCACCGGTCGGGAGTGGCCCCATCTCCGCCTCGGGTAACAGATTCGGAGCGAGGCCAGACGAGTCGAGGTCCCGCAACCCGTCGGTACACGCGATATATAAGTGGTCGCGACTCGTCGCGAAACGCGTGATCGGCGCACCGACGTCGATCGCCGGACTGCCGAACCCCGGCGTCCACGAGGTGTCATTGCGCGGGTTCGTCTCGCAGTAGCGGATCCCGCGCGCCCCGAATTGAGCGATCAGGCGCTCGGTCGTGATGATCGACGGCGACACTCCGGTCGTCCAGAACACGGTCGCGAGCGCGCCCGTCGGAGGCACGGGGTTGGAGCCGAGCAGCACCGACGTCCAGGCGCCTCCGTCCGGGCGCTCGAGCAGACTGGTGACCGACAGATTGTTGTGCGAGAGGAACAGGCTCGTGCCGAACCGCTTCAGCGCGTAGCCCACTCCACCGACACCCAGGTCGGCGTCTTGCGACGGTGGTGGCGCGAGCTCCTGTCCCGCGCTCAGGCAAAATACGTAGCGACCGGCAGCGACGTAAACGTTCCCGTCGGCTTCGGCAACGCCGTCCGGACGAGGCGCAACCGTCGCTCCAGTCAGCGCGACCGCGGTCACCTCCGGGCCCGGCATGAGCAACCCCGGGTCGACGGTCCAGACGTTCTCGCCGTAGGCCACCATGCCGTTGACGCTGACGGTTCTCGAAGCGCCCGCGCCGCGGTGAAAGGTCGTGTACTCGATCGGGTCGAGCGTCGCGTCCCCGACTGGCGACATGTTCGCCAGCTTGATCTTCGGTACGTACTGGACTGACGATTGCCTCTCGCCCAGCGTGCCGCGCGCGGCGGGATAGCTGTCGCCATCGAGCGTCAGGTCAATCGCGAATTCAACCGCAGCCATCTATTTCAGATACGACCACCAGTTGGTGTCGAAAACCGTCGCCGGATGGTTTGAGCGCTCGCGCGGGTGCGGCAGCCCGCGAAACTTGGCCAGGTTCGCCTTGGTGCGCTGGTTCTCGGCGAGCTTCAGATAACGCGCCGCGGCGGCACCGGTCGTCGTCTGCGACAGCGCGTCCCAGCAATGGCAGAGCGCGACCTCGACGAGAAACGCCGGCTGAAAGAGGTGCTCGTCGGTGTCGTTCTGCATGCCCTGTTGCTGGTCGGTCCAGACCCCGTCGATCTTGATCAGCGTGTCGCCCGGGCGCGTCATCTCAACCGACATCGCCGCACCTGTTGAGATCCCCGGCGGCACGTCGAGGTCGACGACCGAGCCCTGGCGCCGCACGCTGAAGCCGCCCCACGGCATGACCGCGAGTCCCGTTGAGAGCACCGGCCCGTAGTACTCGCTGACCGCTTCAGGGTCGAGCCAGTCGCCAATGGCCGACAGGTCGTAGGTCGCTTGATTCGCGACGCCTGGCACGGCCGTGCGGTCGAGCACCCAGCATTCGGCGAGCGCGAGGTTGATAGCCTGCCGCAGGCCGAGCATGCCCCCCAGCTCCTCAGGAGGAAGAAGCTTGGTCAGCTCGACCTGCGTGCCCGCGACGATCTGACTGACGAACGGGGGGGCGATCGTCAGCGTGCCATCGGACGGATTGAGCGCCGTTTCGCCGATTGTCCGAATGGCGCCGGCACTCACGCCGTCGGTTGGCATGACCCACCAGCCGCGATATCGGTTGGCGTCGAGCTGGTTCGCCAGGTTGGCCGAGATCAGCGACGTGCCGCCGATCGTGCCGTCGGCCGAGGTCGTCGCGACCTGGAGCCCGCCGAGGCGCCGCGCGAGCATACGGCGAGTCGCCTTCAACGACCGCCGAGCGCCTTCGCCGGTGGTTGAAGGGTCGGGAATGACGGGCCAGGCGGGCGAGAATGGTCCGAGTAGGCCGAGCGGTCCGTAACGCGCGATGCGATACCAGTCCGAGTTGGCACCGGCTGGGTCGAAGTACGTGTAGGACGTTTGGTGCAGCACGTACGGGATCAGCGAAACGAGCGAGAACGCGCCTAGGTTGGTCGCGTTTGGGCCCTTCTCGAGACGGATCCCGGTCCACGTGCCGATCAGCGTGTCAACAACCGCCTCCGTAAGTTGGATCGTGTTGCCTGCCACTACACGGTCTCTTGTTCTGAAAACGGTGATGTATCGACGGCAGGTAAGTCGGCGTCCCCGCGCCGAAGCGTCTCGAGTTGCTGCCGGAGCAGCGCGATCTCTTCGTTTGCGAGATGCAACTCGGCGACCTTGCTGCCGAGCACCTCGAGGAGCTTTTCGGGCGTGATCGTCCGCGCCACTAGCTCGCCGGTCCGATCGCGGACTTGTGCAGGTTGCCGCTGGAATCGATGACAACGTAGTGGTCGCTGGCGGCGAAGGCGCCTAACCCGCTGAACCTGATGGCGCCAGTCGCGCGAAGCGAGAGGTTGTCGGTGGCCCCGCCGGAGGGGGTGGCGATGTCGATGCCGTAGTTGCTCGTGTCACCAGCGGTGATCGCGTCGATGTTGATGCCGCGGGCGATGGTGATCGTGGAGCCGGCACCCTTGGTTGGGTTCAGGAGTCGGAGGTCTGTGACGCTTCCTACGGTGTAGGCCGACGCGTTGGATTGAGCCCGCACCGTGATACCTTCCGCTGCACCCGTCGCGGCTGCCGACGGCGTCGCATCGACCAGGATGCCGTACTGGGTTGTGCTCGATGCCAGGATGGCGCCATTGACGTAGATGCCTTTGTCGACCGCTGCCGCCGCACCGACGCCGAGATTGCCTGCAGTCACTCGCAGACCACTCGCGGTGACGGTGAGGCCGGCTCGGACGGTGACGAGCCCCGCGTTGGTGATGAGTAGGTTGTCCGCAGTGTCGGCGTTGTTGCGGTGTGAGAATGAAGTCGCGCCAGGAATAAGTTTGCCGACCGCGGTTGAGACGGTAATCAGCGTCGTGCTCAACCCGCCGGCGCCACTAGCGATGAGCGTCTTGGCGGTGTTGTCCCAGGTCAGCCCGCTGTCCTGAATGACTTGAGCGGTCGTATTGCCGACGACGAGCTGGTTGACCGCGAGCGACAGCGGGATCTGGACCTGCAGCGCGTTGACCGCGGTCGCGAGGTCGTCGTGGTGCTGCGCGTGAACGCCTGATTCGCTATCAGAGCCGGCGAACGTAGTGGTGAGAGGCATTAGCGACCCGCTCCGATCAGCATGAAAGTCTCCTGTCCAGCTTCGGCGTTGCCGACCGTTGGCGGCTGGACCTCGAGAACGAAGAGTGACGGCAGCGGCGGCGGCGGAGCCTCGAGTAGAACACCGGCCACTATCGGCAAGGCGAGGATGACAGCTGCCGTCATCGTGATCGAGAGCGGCGTGAACAGCACACCGGTGACCTGGAGCCCTTGCAGGATGATGGGCGGCGCGCCGCTGCCGTCGAACGAACCACCGTCGAACGTCCCGCCGTCGAACGTCTGCGGGAAAAGGATTACGCCGATAATGAAACGCTCAACGAGTACGCCAGCTTCGACGAGTGGCGTCAGGACGACAGTCCCGGCAAACATGATCGTGCCAGCCGAGGTCAGCGACCCGGTGACGACGACCGTGTTCAGCACGACCGCACCTGGCGCGTCGAACGCCTCGGCCAGCGTGCCTCCGGCAACGACGGGCGTCAGCACGACCGCGCCCGGGGCGTCGAACGTTTCGGCGAGCGTGCCTGCAACCGACAAACCGTTCAGAACGATGGCGCCGGTAAGCGTTCCGCTGGATATCGTCAGCGCGCCGCTCTCGATGAGTGTGCTCAGAACGATGGCTCCGGTTGCACTGAACGTCTCGACGAGCGTTCCGCTGACCGACAACCCGGGCAGAATGATGTCGCCAATGAGCGACCCGCTGGACATCGCCAGCGCGCCGCTTTCGACGATCGTGGTCAGAACAATGGCACCGCTCGCGGTGAACGTTTCGGCGAGCGTGCCGCTCACGGCGAGCGGCGTCAGGACAATAACGCCCGTGGCGTCGAACGTTTCGACCAGGGTGCCGCCGACGACGACGGAGCTAAGGATGACCGGGGGGAGCCCGCCCCCGCCGAACAGCCCGCCATCGAACGTGCCGCCATCGAATGACGTCGCGCCGATGACGAAGCCGGCCATGAGTCCTTAGGCCGCGAGCGCCAGAGTCAGACTGCTCGCCGACACCGCCGCGCCCGCGGAGATCGCGGTCGAGTTGATGATCAGATCCGTACTCGCCGTGCCAACGGTCCCGTCGAGCATCGGCGTGGTCCCGAGTGAGTCCCAGATGCGGAACCAGGCCGCGGTACCGGTTGCTGCCGCGCTCGCCGCCGCGGTGATCGCGTTCGCGGTGATGATGTAGGACGTGCTCGCGACCGCGGCCGGCCCGTTGAACGAGGTCGCGTTCATCGTCAGTTCGGCGAGCATGACCTGGGCACCGATCGCGGTATCCGCGTCCGTTGGTTGCGCGCCGCTATAGATACGGAGCTTGCCAGAGTTGCACGCCGTCGTAATCGTGTCGAGCATCGCCTTGCGGCGGGCCGCGCTGACTTTTGGGTTGAGCGCCATAGAGCGTGTCCTCCGCGGACGATGGGGGTCCGCGATGGACCCCCGCTAAACAGTCAGCCGCCGAGGACCTGCTCGATGGTGTCGCCAGTGGTCAATCCCTCGGGCAGATTTCTGAGGTTGGCGTAAAGACGGCCCTCACCGATCTTGTGCCCGTCCAGACCACGAACCTTCTCGCCAGACTGCAGGTCGAGCAGCAGCATGTGCCCATGGACAACATCGCCCTCGCCGAGCAGTCCCCACTCGGATACCGGTCGCCCGACCATGCCCGCGATCTTCCGACCAATCGGACTCAGCAGAGCCGCGCGGTCCTTACTCAGCGGCGCGCGGACCGACTCCGCAATAGACGGAGGCTCGAGCACGCTCTTGATGTTGCCGCCGGCGACCTCGCCCTCGGGCGTCGCGTGCGACATGCCGTGCGCGCCGGCGTCGCCGCCGGGTGCGGTCGCGGCCGCTTCCTTGCCGTCGATGACGACGACGCGTGTTTCGCCTGGCTTCGCTGCTTCTGTTGTGGTTGCGAGCCCCGTTTCGGGCGCAGTTGATTCAGTCATGACATCTGGTCCTTCACTGTCCGTTGTGGTCGTAGCGAACGCCGAGCTCTTGCGGCCGCGGCGGGAGTCCGTCCGGAATGAGACGACCCTCGCCGGCTCGCCCCGGGCTTCCGACGGTGACCGACTGGCTGCCGGCGAGGAACTGACTGCGCTGCGGATCTGGGATCAGTGGCAGTCCCTGCGGGGCGCCGCTCATCGGCCGTCGCCGCTGGGTGTACTCGACCAGGCGCGCGACCGAAGACGGCACGTTGGCGATCTCGCCGACGCTGATCGGGTACTCAAGCCCGTTGATCCGCATCACGCGCGGCGGGTACAGCCCGGTGACCGCGTGGATCTTGTCCTCGTCCTGGTCGGGATTCAGGAACACCGGCTCGCGTGGCTCCGTCTTCCACGACTCGAGCGTCATCTCGCGCTGCTTGCGATCGTTCGCCAACTCGGCCTGGGTGTCGGCGTTCGTCTTCTTGCCGCCGTTGGTGGCGCCAGACAGGTTGCCGCTGACCAGCTCGATGATCTGCGCCTGCATGCCGGCCATCTGGGCCTGCATCTGGCTCATAAGTTGGAACATGTCGGCCTGGGTGATCTCGCCGACGTTCGGAGAGGCTTTCAGGATCGGCGCGAGCTTCGCCGCAGCTTCTTCGGGATCGCGGTCGATGACCGCGGTCGCCTCTTCGGTTCGATCTTTCTGACGCAGCAACGCGGACGCCGCGGTGCCGTTATTGGGTTGTGGCATAGGGCTATTCCACCTCCTGTGGAGTCCGTACAATTGGCAACACTTGGCCCCCGCGATGTTGGAAGCATCCGGGGGCCTGGACACCGAAGGGAGTAAAGCTTCGATGCCAAGCGGAGTTTACGCGCGGTTGCCGCTCGCGGAGCGGTTCTGGATGAAGGTCATCTGCGATTTGGCCACTGGGTGCTGGTTTTGGACCGCGAGCCTGTTGCCCTCCGGCTACGGCAGTTTCGGCATACATGGCGAAACCTTTACGGCTCCCCACGTCTCGTGGTTTCTGCACTACGGCGACTGGCCGACTCGATGGGTACTTCACCACTGCGATGTGCGGCGCTGCGTTCGGCCTGACCATCTCTTTCTGGGAGATCATCTGGCCAACATGGATGACATGGTCAAGAAGGGCCGCTCTCGTCGTGGCGAGCGAACCAATCTGGCGAAACTGACCGACCAGCAGGTAATTGCGATGCGTGCAGCCTTCCGAGCCGGCATGAGCCGGATGGCACTCGCCGCCGAGTACGGACTGGATCATTCGACCGTCGCGTACATTATTCGCCGTAAAACATGGGCGCATTTGCCATAAATACCACGCCGATATGGCTAATCACCCAGCTACGGCGGTCTCAATTCTGAGTATTCGTGCCGCGTCAAGTATCTTAGCGCAATAAGCAACTTTCCAGCCTGCGACCCCGTACTGCTGCAGCGGGTCGACCTTCGATGGCGTGTTCGCGGGCACAACCATGATGTCGATGCCGGCGTTGTTCGTCTCGGCGTTCAGGTTGCCGATCGTCTGAGAAGCCAGGTCGACGGCGCCGAACGCGTACGGGCCCCAGATCAGCGCGGCGTGGACGTCGACACCCGCCGCGCCAGCACCCGTGAAGATCGGGTTGGCCGTGCTGACGTCGAAGTTGACGCCTTCGATCTCGCCGACGGTGCCACTCATGAACGACGCCGGCGCGGCGTAGCGCATGATGTCGAGCCAGCCGCCGGTCGCAGCGTCGGCCTTCAGGTCGTACTTCTGCGACGGAGTGACGGAGCCGTGGTAACGCGCGTCGGGAAACCGCGGCACGTTCGCCTTTTCCATCGTGCGAACGGCCTTGCGAACCTCGGACATGACGAAGTTCATGCCCGCCGCGACCGTCACCCTGGAGACTGCCGTCGAGGCGTACTGAACTGTCGAAGACGCGCCCAGCTCGGTCGCGGTCAGCGTGTGGACCGACAGACCGGCTTGCTCACCTTCGACGTCCATGACGTTGGACATCGACGGGTCGATGCCCGCGCGAATGAGCAGGTCTGAGACCTTTTGGAACGCCCCGTACTGGGCGAGCGTCGAGGTTACCGCGGTGACGGTCAGCGACCCCTCAGAAGGCGGCGTGCCTTCAGTCAGCGCCGACGTCGCGGCTGGGAGACTGCCCCACTTGCGCCACTGGATGCCCGTACCAGTGTTGCTGCCGATCGTGTCGGTCATCGCGTCTTTGAGCAGCGGCAGGTACGGGAGCAGACGCCTCAGCGTCTTGGCCACGTAATACGATCGCTGCTCGACCGTCAACGTGGCGTAGGTCTGTACGGAAATTTGCTTTACCCGCGTCTTTCTATACATCCTGCTATAATGAGCAGATGTATGGGTGTGGGGCTTGTGGGTTGTTGAAGGTGGCGGCCGACTTCTATCGGGACCTGCGGTACCCGGAGTGGACTCCGCGGAGTTACTGCAAGGCGTGTATGGCCGCGAAGCGCAAGGCCCCTAACGTTCACTGGTTGGCGAAGCCGTGCACCGGATGTCGACGAATGGTCCCGATGGACGGGTTCTACTTCCAGAAACAAGGTTGGCTCATGCAGCCGTGTAAGGCGTGCCGTGCGGCCTACCGTCCAGCACGCCTCGAAGTCACTGAGTCGCGATGTAGTAAGTGCAAGCTGACGAAGCCGGCCGCAGCGTTCGGTGCTGATGCGAACAAAGCCTCGAGACTCGCATCTTGGTGTTTGACTTGTACGCGCGCTAGGCGCCCCGCCACCATCGTCGTGCCGTCCGAGAAACGCTGCCCGACGTGCGACACGACGAAACCAGCCGACGAGTTCTACCGGACGGATCGTCGGCCCGATGGGTTGTATGCCCGCTGCAAAAATTGCCACAATGCGCGGGCATATCCCGGCCAGAAGCGCTACAAAGCAGCGAACAAGGAACAGGTGGCGGAGTGGAATCTGCGATGGCACCACGAAAGTTGGTCGCCTGAAGCAAAGGCCGCGTCGATTCAAAAACTGAAGGAATGGAATGCGGCCAATCCGGATGAGCACGCCATTCGAGGCGAACGACGTCGCGCGCGCATTGCCGGCACTCTCCCCAATGATTTCACTGGCACGCAGTTCAAAGCACTGAAAACTCTTTACCGAGGGCGCTGCGCGTACTGCGGTAAGAAACCGAAGCCACCAGACACGTTGGTAATTGAGCACGTCATCCCAGTCTCGAAAGGTGGGCCGAATACGCTCAGCAACATCGTGCCATCGTGCGGACCATGTAACGACAAAAAACACGCGAACCGCGCGCCAACTCATCAGCCGACGTTGCTCATATAGGACATAGGCGGAAACTCCTAGGCTTGACTGAGGTCAACGCCGAGCCACTTGCCCGCGCGAACCTCGCGGTCGAATTCCTCGTTGCTCATACCGGTCTTTGGGTCAATTGCTCGATCTCGCCAACTACCGCCGGATGGCACGGCCTGTCCGTTCAACACCGCGGGTTGCGGCGCGCCTGACAGCTGCCTGGTTTTCAGCGACTTGTTCTCGGCGCGTAATCTCGCGACGATCTGGTCCGACTCGGCCTTGGCGGCCTTCTTGCCTGCATCGAACGCCAGAGCGTGCATCGTGCGCGCCCCGGCGACTCCATTCGGCGCCTGGTTCAATTTCGCCAGGCCCGTGTCGCCAATGCCCTCGAGACTTTTCAGCGCATTCCAGTCGGCCGAGAATGCGCGTGTGACCTGCAGCTCAGCGGCCCGATAGATCGGGCCCGCCAATTCGGCCCACTGCGTCATCTCGGCGACGTCCTGGCGCTCCTGGTCGGTTGCGGTCCCCCGCACGACCTTGTCGCGCAGGTTGTCGTAGCGAAACCGACCGTTGCTCTCGACGGTGTAGCCGCTGATCTCGGCGAGCTGGGTCAGCACGTGGTGGTCCGCGGCTTTCATCGCGCCGAGCTCGCCCTGTGCGCGAGCGACGATCGCTTGCGCTTCGGCGAGGTCTTTCTTGTGCTGCTCGAGCTCGGCGGCGAACCGTGCCGCGTCGCGCCGCGAGTACTTTGGTTGCTCAGAAGTTGTGGACTGGGGCTGTTCGGCTTCCTGCGCCTCGTCGGCGGGCTCTGCTGCTACCCCTTCGTCCTCGTCGTCTTCGACCACACCCTCGTCGTCATCGGAGTCATCAGGCTCTGGCGCTTCCTGCCGATTCGACGATCTCTGCGGAATTTGCTCCTCAGCTTCGACGTCCCGTTGAGCGTTTGCGGCGATTTCCGCTTGCGCCATCTGGTCGTCGAGTTGAGACGCCCACGCGTCGATTGAGTCGGTCGGTGCCGGCGACGTGCCTGGTGTACTGGTTGCGGGTTCGAGTGGCTGCAAACTGTCGACTCCTGAAACCGTCGGGGAAAAACAAGACGGGCACCCTTGTCAGGAGGGTGCCCGCATGTCCCGGCTCTTGTGAGCCGGCCGAGGTGATTGCAGTATGCGCCCGAACGAGATCCGTTCGCCCCGCCCGCTCAGGCGGTTTCATTGCTCAGGCGCAACCGAAACCACACGCCTGATCCCTTGGGAGGATGTAAGAAATCGGTTACATTGCGACCACAAGGGGACTCCGATGAAACGCTCTCTGATCATTCTCGGGCTCGCGGCAACACTCGCGATTACCACGTCAGCGACAGCCCTGGCCCAGTCCGCAACAACCTCGGTGACCAATTACGGCGACGGCCGCGCGTCTTCCTTCACGACGACCTACACCGACCCCTACGGATCGTCGTCGGTAACGAACTATGGATCCGGCGCACCGTCGTCAAACACGACGACTTACGCGAATCCCTACGGATCCTCTTCGGTCACCAACTACGGCGACGGTAGTGCGTCCTCATCCACGACCACCTACGGCGTGCAGCCATGAGATCTCTCCTCGAAGCCGCAGCACTGCTTGGCGGTATTTGCGCGGTCGCGCTGTTCTCAGGCGGCAGCATACTCATTGGCACGATCCTGTTCGGAGCGTTGATTGCGGGGTTCGGTCTGTACTTCCGCGCTTACCCCGAACGGGCTGAAGCTCTCAGGCGCAGCAACCCAGCCAACTTCGCCTAGGGTGGCGTGCCGAGGGACAACACATCAGTCCCAGCACCAACAAGCCCACCCGCGGCCGCGGTGTTCGATGTGTTCGTCAGTGCGCCGCCTGTCGCAGCGTCGATCGCGGCCTTGAGCTTGTTCAAGCGCTCAGTGTCGACCCGATCACGCTGAGTGAGTTTGAACCCGGCCGGGTCGTCGATCCGCATGCGCATTTCACCCCTGCTCGGCCCGAGCGCCTTCGTGTACTGAGCGAGTTTGGTTTTTGCCTCGGCGATCTGCAGGTTCTGCTCCGCGATCTGCTGCGGCGTGCCGGTAACGTTGCGATACTGAGGCGTCTGCTGCCACTGCAACAACGCGGTGTTGTGCGGGTCGCGCGCGATGTTTCCGCCAAGGTCGATATTCGCGGCTTTGCGCGCGGTTGCCAGTGACTTCGAGAGCGCGTTCGCTTTCTGAGCGTCGGTGAGTCCGGCGTAGGCCGGATCGGCCATCGTATTGAGCGCGTACAGGTTGACGGCGTTGCCAACCGTTCGCTGGATCAACGATTGCTGGTCGGGCGCCTGCGCGGCCCCCTGGTAGCCGCCGATGCCACTCACAGACGGCGGGGTGATACCTATGGCTTGGCCGGCCTGACGGAGCCGCATCACTTCGTTGATGACCGGTCCACCAGACCCGCCGCTCGTCGCGGTGATCACATCCGGCGAGCTGCCGCGCTTGGCCATGAACGTGCCAAGGCCGGCTTGTTCGTTGGGTAACACGCGCCCGAGCACATCGCGACTCAGCGGTACGTTCTGGCGCAGTCCTGGCAGGTTCTGGCTGAGGACCTGGCCGATGTCGCCTGAAACAGGCTTGCGTGCACCCTCCGTATCGGCAGCCCTGGTGAGACTGGCGACAAGTCCACTCTCAGGAACAAACCCGCCCGCAAGCGAGCCGCCGAACTGAGCGATAACCGATTGAGCAGTCGGCCCGCCGTGAATCACCGTGTACAGATCGCTCAGTGTCCGCAGCCCGGTGGCGTCGCCGAGGTAGCTCACCGTGCGGTCGGCCATATCGAGGGCAACCTGCTCAGGCGTGGCTGCGGTCGTCGTCTTCAGACCCGTCGTCGGGTCAACCTGTTTCTGTGGATAGTTTGTCGCGTCGGCGTAGTTGCCAGCCAATGCGAACGGAACCGCGAGCGGGCCGAGCAAGTGGTAGTCAACGTATCCAAGGCCCGGAACGTAGACGCTGTGGGCCTGCCAGCCTTTTGAGACGAGCATCTTGCGCTCGTCGGGATCCGCAGGACCATTGCCGGTGATCGAGCCGTCGAGTGCCTTGGATGCCAGGTAACCCGTGAGTGCCGTCCCAGCGATGTTGTTGGTGAGCCGATCGCTGAGTGGAGTGACCGCGCCGCCAAGTTTGTTGAAGCCACTGGCGTAAGGACCTGCACCGCGCAATCCGCGCAGCACGTCGAAGCCAGTCCCAACAAGCCCGATGGGTGACTTCTCAATGCCCTGCGCAAATGCCTGAGAAGCGATCTTGACGACGGGGAACAGCGCGTTGCCTGCGACGGGCACATTCGCGATGTTTTGCATGACTGTCTGAATAGTGCCCGCCTCGCCACGCAAAGCCCCGCGGCTGCCGATATCCTCAGCTTTGGCGATCGCTTGCTGGTTCAGCCCCAGACTCGGATCATTGATCAGCTCGCTAACTCGTCTGACAAAGTCCGGACCGTGAAGTCCCTCCGAACTGGCGACTTCGCCTGCTTGCGCTCCGAGCTCCATGTGTTTGATCGCTTGCTGGGCGACATTCTGGAATGCCGAGTGCAGCGCGGCGCCGGTCGCCTGCTGAGCCCTCAACGCCCCGGCCAGGATCGGATTGTCGACGCGGTTGGCGATATTGGTCGGGGCAGCATAAAAGTCCCTGATGGCCGAGCCGAACGCGTCGCCTGAACGCGCGAGCGCGGCCGACATTCCGATGCTACGGCCGGCGATGCGGTCGAATTGCGCCCCCTGGCCGGTAAGCGGTGAGGCAAGTGTTTGGACGACATCCTTACCCGTTTGGGTAGCGAGTGACCACGCGGGCGCAATGATCGAGTTGACGGCCACGTGCGTAAGCGTCGAGAGACCGCTGATGACGTTGCCCGAGTGAACAGCTTTCAGGATGTCTATCGCGGTTGGTGGCTCACCTGGAACAGCCGGCGGTTCCGCAGGCGCACCAGGGGGTGTGCCGGTAGTTGTTGGTGGTTCGACGGGGGGTGTTGGAGGCTCACCAACACCCCCCGTCGTCGCAGAAGCCGGCCGTGTCTCGGCAGGCGTGCGCGGTAGTTGGGCTTCCAACTCGGATACGTCATAGCCCCGGTCCTTCGCCATGTTGACGAGACCCTGAAGTAGCGTGTCGCCCTGCTGCGCTGGTGGCGTCAGGTCAGCGGCTGCAGCGTTTGGCGCAATGCCTGGCACAGACGGCTCGCCGGCGCTACCGATACCACGCTCCGCCGCTGCTGCAACATCAGGTGCCGTAGCCTCAACGGCGGACGCCGCATCTGGTGCCGCATTCTGAAGTGCCGCGAGCGCCTTGCCCGGACCAGACGCAGTAATGCTGCCCTCGCTCATCTGTGGGAACTTCGCGCGGAGATCCGTGACTGCCTGTTGTGCACTGGACAGTGCGGCTTCGAGTGCTTCAGGCGATGACTTGGCGACGACGTCGGCCAGCTCCGCCGCGGCCTTCTCGCCACCCGCGCCCGGTGACAGACTCGTGACGTCCGCGGCAGCGCCGAGGATGACGCCCGCTGCGCCGAGGATGTCACCCTGCCCGGTTGCTCCCTGAAACTGGCCGGGTGCCGAGAGCAACGGGGTGAGGACGTCGGGGACGACCTGGTTGCCGCCGACGTTGACGCCAGCGGTGCCAGGACCTGACGGAATCGGTTGATTCGCGGCTTCCCGGAGTTGATCGAAGACCGTCGGCTGCGGCGTCTGTCCCGCGAGCGGCCCCTCGGGCGGCGTGTACAGGTTGGGTCGCGCGATCGGGTTCGTCAGCGTGTCGGACGGCGTGGGCTGCCCGCCGCGCGGCACGTTGGAAACGTCGGTCGAGATGACGTTGCCGTACTGGTCTTTGGGTTGCGCAGCCGGCGACGGGTTGACGCTCGTGTCCGCGGGCAAGTTCGCGGCCATCGTCGCCCCTCCGCCGCCGGTCAGGTGCTGCACCAGGCCCGTGATCGCGTCGGTGAGCTGCGACCCGAAGCGCTGGACCGGGTTCTGGTCTGGTTGATTCGTCGAGGTCACTGCCGTGGGTGTGGCAGGCGTTGGCGCGCTCGGGACGGGTGTCGCGGCACCCGAAGCAACCGTCGCGTCTAGCGCCTGCTTGAGGGCTGTTTCGCGCTGTGTGGCTTCCGCGTTCAGGTCGGACTGCTTCTGCGCCGTCTGCCTGTTCAGCGCGTCGAGGTCTGAGGTCGCCGACGTTGTCTGCACCTGAGCCTGAGCCGTGTTCGCCTGCGCGTCCGCGCTGAGCTTTGTGTAGTCAGGTCCGACTGGCGTCGTCGTGTCACTGGCACCGCCACCGACGGGCCCCCCGCCGCCGCCGAACATCGCGTCGTAGTTCTGGCCGGCGCGCTCAGGCGATACCGAAACCTGCCCGTGCTGCTGGGCGAACGTCGCCAGATCGGAACCGACCAGGCCCAGCTTGACGCCAGACTGGATGGCCGCGCCGAGGTAGCCGGGACTGTCGGGTGTGCCGATCGCCCATCGAACGGCATCGAGCGGAGCCTGCTCGATCGCGTCCCTCGCCTGCGCGAGGCTGACGCCGAGGTGCTGCGCGTACGCGTTGAGTTGTCCCGCCCGGCCACCCTCCTCACCGAAGAATTGCAGCGGACCGGCCGACGAGCCCGCGTCGCCGCGCGCGTTGTTGAGCCCGCCTTCGGTGACAAGCACCGACTGCAACGCCTTCTGCCCTTCGACGCCGAGCCACGACGCCGCCTGAGCGCCACCCGACAGGATCGCTTGCCCGGCGTCGCCGATCCTGCCCGCAAGTGCGCCCCCGCCGCTCAGCCCCGCAGTCGTCGCAGTCGCGCTCGAGGTCGTCGACGCGACGGACGGGTGCGGACTGTTCGGGTTGTCGGCGTAGAGCGCGGCGCGGACCGCACCACCGCTCTGCGACATGCCGTTGATCTGCGCCTGGGACATCCAGGCGGAGCCACCGCGGAGGTCGAGGCCGCTGGTGCCGACGTGATACTGGACTGTCCCATCGGCACCCTGCCGCGCCGAGTCGATGTAGTAGTAGTGGCCAGGCGTGTCGAGGATGACCGGGTTACCGTTCATCGAATCCTGCTGGACGTGATTCCAGTCGACGGTCGTCTCCAGTTTGGTAGCCACTCCCAACTTGGTGAGCAGAGCCTGCTCACCAGTCACGCCAGACATGCCTGCATCAGAGGTCCATCCAACGGCGCGCGCCAGGTCGGTAGCCTCCTGTGCGGTCGGGTTGCGGCCCATCTGCCGCGCGAATCCCACGCTCGCGGCGATTCCGCACGCTGCGTAGGCGTCCGCCGTCGACAGCCCCATGCCGAACTGCGACTGATGGGTGTCGCCAGCCGGCGGCGTCGGGTTCGCGAGCGGATTGGTCAACGTGTCGCTCGAGGTCGGGACGTTGGTCGGTGTCGCGGGCGCGGGTGATGGCCCCAGAC